CCAATCAGCATCGCGGGCATGGTTGGTTCAACGTGCCAGGCCGCAAGGTCCGCCTGCGTCGGTTGGTTGTCCGTTTCGTAGTTGAAGAGATGCGCGGTGGGTGTTCGGTTGGTCAGGCTGGCCCACTTCTCGTACGCTCCCCGAAGGAAGGCTGGGGTTTGGTAGATCGGACGCTCCCGGCCGTCCAGCATCACGTTCTTCAGCATCGTGACGTACGAGGGCAGGCAGATCACCGTCTGGATGCCCAGTGCGCGTTCGACTCGACGCACCAGGACCACTTCCTCATCGGTGATCGATGACCCATCTCGCAGCATGGGACCGTAGAGAGTCTCCGACAGATAGAAGCGATCGAACGCGGTGTTGTCAGGTGCCTCGAACAGCTTTCGGGCATAGGCCACTGGCGCGTCGTCCGCGCCCGCCCACCCGGCCTGGGTCGTGCCACCGACGCCACCGCGCAGCGACTTGAGGTGCATGCGGTCCATGCCCAGCTTCTCGATCAGCGTGCTCTTGCCACCACCGTCTGGGCCTTCGACGATCAACTTCATGGTCTGTAGATTCCGTCGCCCATGTTCAGGGCTTCAGCGAGAGATCTTGACTCCGTCACCCTCAGCACGGGTTCGCTTGGCTGTTCGACCGACCCGGCCAGGTCCTGAGCCTTGCGGGCCAGACGGCGAATCACACCGTTGGACCGATTACGCAGATGCCCGGCTGACTCCCAGGACGTTCCGGCATCGTTGGAAGCGGCCAACCGATCGAGGTCGGCACTGAGTTGGAGAAGTTCTTTCTTGAGTTCATCGGCGGTCATGATCAAAATCTTTCTGTCGCCCCAGGATGTAGTCCGGGCGACGTGCGTTCTTCGGTGGGCACACGCAGAGGATGCGCCAGCCCTCGTTCAATCGGCGTTGCAGGTTGTCGGTGCAAGAGTCCTCTTCGACCATCACTTCGTCCACGGTCAGCAGCCCCAGGTTCGGGATGTGGACGTGGACGACGTAATCTTTACCGTCGGGCAGGACGGTTTGCAAGGGCATTGTGCCCTTAAAGCTTTTGACCGTGAAGTGCAGACCAATCGATGTCAGGCGTGGGCCGTCCGTCTCGATGTCGATGAGCGTCTCGCGCGGCCAGTTGTACCCCTTGAGAGCCTCCTCTCCGCTGGGTGCCCCGGCGATGCTCGCTTGCATCACCGCCAGGCTGGCGGGGTTCTGAGCGAGCTTCTCAAACTCTGCTCGGTAGTCGAATTCGATGCGGGCGATCATGCGGCCACCGTCCGCAGGTACAACCGGGCCTTGAGCATCGCGCCCTTGTTGCCGGAACCCGAGGGTGGCTTGACCTTTGAGTAATCAGTCTTGCTGCACTTTGGGCAGTCGTCCACCTTCGGTTTGCAAAAGCAGATTGGTTTGATCATGTCCTTCTCATTTGAATCAAGCCATGTTGCTTGACCTGGATAATGCCAGCGTGGTGTGAACACGCCGGGTGGAACCTCGACCATCCGCGTGGCTTCGCCCACCATCCGGTCCACCGACCAACCTTGGCCAGCTGTGGGATGTGTTTGCACCAATGGCAGGGTCGATCCTTCCTTCGGGGTTTGCCGTCGAAGTAGTTAGCGAGGCCCAGGGTGATGACCTTCATCCGGCCCGACAGCCAGGCGCGACGAAGTCGTCGGAAAGCTTCCCTGGTGACCGACGAACTGTCCTCGACCTCTTTCCAGGTACGGCCCTGGCGCATGTCCACCAGCAGTTCGTCGATCAGCTTGAGGTTTGTCATCGCTCACAACCCTTGTTCAGTCGTGCCAAGGTCATAGGTCCCGCGCCGTAGAACCGTGCCCAGGTCATTGCCTTGTTGCACCGACGACAGTTCTTGGTGTCCTGAGCGTAGATGTCGTTGGGGTTACGAACGACACGAGGTGCTCGGCCGCAGTTGGCACACTGACCACGCAGCCATCTCCAGAATCGTTTGATCACTTGTCCACCCCGCTGCAGGTGCAGCGCGGGTCCTTCGGCATCGGTTTCTGAGGTGGCGCGTTGTTGGCGTCGTACTTCCAGCACTTGGGGTTGCCGCATCCCATGCCGACATGAACGTCACCGTTGTGGTTGTCGTCGTGGCAGGCCAGCGGGCAGATGTGGTTCGGGCCGATCCACTTAATCAGGTGATTCTCTTCCTTGATCAGCTTGGCCTTCTTGAGCCGCTCGATCACCGTGTTGTAAGCCTCCAGGGACAACGAACCCATCACCGCTGCGTAGAGATGGCCGGAAGGGATCTCTCCAACCTGGCGGACGGTTTCAGCGACCACCATGATCAGGGTCATGGCCGCTCGGGTCTGTTCAGGTGTGGTCATTTGTTGAGTCCGTAGTTCACACGGAATCGATCCATGCGATTGTCGTGGGACTTCAGCAGGGTGTTGAGGCCCGCGCCGATGTGGTCCATGATATCGTTGCCCTGAGAGAGGGTCAGGTCGCCGTCGTCAATTTGCTCCATGAGCTTCTTGACGATCTTGCCGTTCGAGGTGCCCATGCCCTTGATGCGTCGGGTGATTACAGATCGAATGGACCCGGTGTTGGCCTTGACCCGCTTGCGGTTGATCACAGCCTGCAAGTCAGCGGCGGGGATGTCGAACTTCTTTGCCGCGTCGGCCAAGGTGATGCGTCCTTCTCGGATCGCTTCCAGCGCGCGGTACGTCTTATCTTTATTCTCGTTGCTCCGCACGTATCCGATGTACTTGCGGGACAGAGACGCTGGGAAGGGCAGCCCGGCGATGACATCCTTTTGGGAAACGCCCAGCGTCAGGAGCCGCTTGATGGTGTGAGTGATATCCGTGACCGTGGGTGGCAACGCACCACCGACGTTGGCCCTCATGGCCGCAAAGTACAAGTCACTTTCGTCCTGATCTGCCACGACCTGAACGATGATATCCTTGGTGCCCAACAGATCGAATGCGGCAATGCGGTGTCGTCCGTCCACCACTCGCAGGGTCTTGGTCACCTGTGGCGGGGGCAGTTTGATGCCACCCTCGATCAATCCCGCCAGGAGAAGAACGTGATCGTCGTTCAGAATGCGGCGGACGTCAATGGAATGAACCAGCTGGGCGAGGGCTACTGTCTTAGTCATTACTGTCTCCTTCGTTGTGTTTCTTTTCTGTTAACAGACCTGCTTGTTTGAGACGACTGATCAGTGACGCGGGGAATTGCACCCTAAGCTCGATGAGGCTGGGACCGATGGCCACGACCAGTTCCGCCGACGTCGCGGAGTACTCTGGTCCCTGTTGCCCGAAGAAGGACTTCACGAACTGAGCGGGCGCTGACTTCGGCCAGGACCCTTCGGGGTCATGGACCAAGGGCCGTCCGCGCATGACCGGGAACCGATCGCCGGGCAACTTGGCAGGGCGTTCCTTCTTCGGCCTGGGCACGCCCGCGTGCGTGGTTGGTGACTCGACCTTGTCGCCATCGACTTCGTGGTGGCCGACGAAACCTGCGGCTGCTGCGGTCTCCGCTTGCACGATCGCATTCTTGACCGCGCCCTCTTTGACCGTGAGGCCGGTGCGCTTCGGCTTGGCCGACGACGCGGGCGAGGAGTCGTCGATCGGCAGGTGTTCCCAGGCTGCGTAGTCTTCACCGCACTTATACAATGCGCCGGTGAACTGGCCCTCGGTGTCGGAGAAGACAAACACCGACTCGACATCGGTGTACTTGGGATCGCGGCCGTAGACCAGGTCCACCGCTTTCTCGTGCGCGGCCTGCGCGCGGAGCGACCCGGTGATGCGGTCGGTGAACTGCTTGCCCTTGGCGTCCTCGCGCAGGAGGAGCAACACGTAGGGACCCTGGTGCCGATCGTAGATCGGTCTGAAGTTGAGCGGGGCGGTCATCGTCTCTCCCTTTAGTATTTCTCGATCGTGATCTTGTCCACCGTGATCGTCGTGATCCCTTGGACAAAGACCAACGCGTGCTGCAGCGCGGTCACCGAGTCAGTGCCGTTGGCCCGAACCGTGATCGCTTCGAGTTGCGAGTCGCCGGGCATCAACACAAACGTAAACGTGATCTTCAGCATAACCATAATTCCTCTTCCAGGGTTGAAACGGGTTTCTCCTATTCACAGTGTTCACAAGTATTGCAATTCAGCGTTGGCCCAGGTACTGCGCGGCTGCCAACCCGCCGTCCGCCCGCGAACACCGGCTCTCGCCGTCCGCCAGGCTGGTAGTTCAATTCCCCGCCGCACCCCTTCGGGCAAGCCCGAGGTTGGCGCGCGTGAAACTGGCACTCGGTTCCGGCCCGCTCGTTGCAAGCGCAGGTCACTAGGTAGCCCCGTTGGAACGTGGGTGCAAGGTTCACGCCTGCTCCAGTAATCGCTGGCGGCAGTCTTCGCAGATCCCGTGGGAAGCGTAGCCCTTTTCCGGCGATTCCTCGAAGGTGCATTTGATCCGTTTGCACCAGGCGCAGATGACCTCTTTGATGGTCACTTGGCCCTCGCTGTGAACCGCAGCCAAAATTTCTCACCCTCGAAGTGCCAGGCCACCGATACCGTCTTGGTCGCGTGTTTGGCGCAGATCGTTTCCAGGCGGGCGCGGGTCGCGGCGGTTGGGATCTTCCAGTCGTAGTCGCCGTCGTCCTCTTCGCCTTCAGGCATCTCCCAGGTTCCGAAGTAGCGGAACGAGAAACCCCACTCGGCAGGTTCGTGGCTGTTGATCTCTTCGACGTCCACACCGCGTTCGTTGAGAATCTCGCGGCGGATGGCTTCGAGGACTTGTTTGGCGTTCATGATGGTGTAGACGGTGTCCTTGGTTAGTTGGTTCCGTTGGTTAGTCGCGCGCGTCGTAAAAGGTAATCGTGCCGTTGGCACGCTTGTTGTACACCAGGATCGTTCGGCTCTGGTTCGTCCGAATTTGCACCTGGTCAACGTTCGCTTGGCGCAAGGCAGCGCGGGCAGCCTGAACCGCGCGCAGCCCGCCGTTGAACACAAAGGACCCGGAACCGGCCAACCGCCCGGCTTCGGCCGATTGGTCCGCCGTCCAGCCCTGCCAGGCGGAACGGACGCGGGTGATGGGCGTGAACCCGTTCTTGCGGGCCTTGCCCGCGCGCCAGGAGGACCCGGCGATTACCAAAGTGTAAGGGGTGACGTTTGCCATGCCCCGTACCATTGCACGTTCGGTGCCAAGCCCAATGCCCCGGATTCCGGCCACATCTCGATGGCACGGTCCTTGCCTAGTGTCCACCCTTGAGACTGGGTGAGGCACGGATTTGCGCCACATTTTGGGCTAGTGTTCTACCCTGAGACATGACAACAATTGTTGTCATGAACTCACAATTAGTGTCACGTTTCTGGGCCAAGAACCCCGGATAGTGGCCAGAACCCGGTTGGCAAGCAACGTGCAATAGGGTGGGGCATGGCAAAGATACCGAACGCAACGGCCCGCCCCAACGACTACGGCGGCACCGACGTGAACGTCCTGGGCGGCAAGACCGTCCGCATCGCTTTCAACGACGGCCAAACCGAAGTCTACGTTTTCGACTACCGGATGGTTCACCAATACGAGGCCAAGTTCAGCTACCTGACGCCCCTGAGCCTCCTGAATACCGTGATCAGCGACACCCTCCTTGCCGCCCTGGGCGTGCGCGGAGCGCAGCGCGAGGACCTGATGGCCAAGATCGAACAGCGTCGGGACGACGTTCGGGCCACCTGGATGGAACGAGAGAAGAACTACTTCTAACCCGGCAAGGCCGGAACCTTTTCAAGAGTTCAACGTCTACACAGGGTAAGGAAACGGAACGGACCCAATGATCAAAAACGAATACTTCACGAACATGGCGGTCGGCACGGAATTTGTGAACTGCGGCACCGGCTACCGCAAGGTGTCGGCCCGCAAGGCCCTCAACCTGACGGACAACCGCGAGGTGATGGTCCGTGCCCACATGATGGGCGAGGTGACCTACCCGGACCCGACGCCCGAAGAACGCGCGGCCCTTCGGCTCCGCATCCTGAACTACAAGCTGGCCGAAATGATCGAGGCTGGTGCTGCCGCCCAGGACGACCTGGTCCGCGCGATGGCCAAGGACCACGGCTGGTTCAACGTGTTCACCAGCAGCGGGGCGATCGAAAACCAGATGCGCGCTGCCGCCCAGCTCCACGTCGGCACCCGCGCCCTGGGCATCCTGAACCACGCCGAGGGCGGCATCGAGAAACTGACCAGCGAAGCGATGCGGAACGCGATGCGCTACGCGACCTACGGCAGCCACTCGACCAGCGCGGTGAGCAACGTCGCGGAAGAGATGCAGGCGGCAACCTGGGCGCAGGTCGCGGAAGCCTGCGGCTGGGATCGGAACTAACGAGTCGGGCAAGCGCGGAAACCTGAAGCCTCACGGAGGAGACGATATGAAACTCGGAACGGAAACTGCATCGGTCAATAACTGGATGATGAGTGGGACCAAGGGCCAACCGGAACCGGCCGAGGGCATGGGCCTCACGGTGCTCCGCTGGACCGACCGCGAAGCCGGAACCATCACGCGCGTCGAACGCTTCAAGAGCGGCCCGCGCACGGGCCAGGTCCGCGCCTTTTGGTTCAAGAGCGACAAGGCCATCCGCACCGACAGCAACGGAATGTCGGAGAGCCAGGATTACACCTACGAGCCGGATGCCGACGCCAAGGAGCGGCAGGCCCGCCAAAAGAAGAACGGGGCCTGGCGCGAAGTTGGGTCCTCCCAGATTGCCCTCGGGTACCGCCGCGCCTACCACGACTATTCTTTCTGAGGCAGCCATGAAATGGTCCATTGAGCAAGAAGCGATTTACGCTTGGTTTGAATCGGGCCTCGGCCACCTGGTGGTCGTCGCCCGCGCCGGTTGCGGCAAGACGACCACGATCATTGAGGGCATTGGTCGCGCGCCGGAACGCAAGAAGCTGCTGGCCGCTTTCAATGCGCGCATCGCGGAGGAACTCCAGAAGCGCTGCCCGGCCGGTGCGGTCGCCAAGACGATGCACGGCGTGGGCTACGGCCTGGTGCTCCGCAACTGGGAGGGCATCAAGATCGACAAGACGGGTGGCCGCGCCAAGATCCTCACCGAGTTGGTGTGCGGGGCCAAGGTGCCCGACGCCATCAAGCGCATCGTCACCCGGCTGCATTCGCTCGGCCGCGAGAACCTGCCGATGGCGGTTCTGCCGGAAGAGTTGTACGAGCTGGCCGAACGGTTCGAGTGCGTCCCCGACGAGCAGTGGGAGGACGCAGGTTACGACGTCCATCGCATTTGCGCTTACGCGGTCGCCGCGATGGCCCAGGCCGCTGACGTCCGACCGATCATGATCGACTACTCAGACATGATCTTCCTGCCGATTCGGAACGGCTGGCTGGTCAAGACGTTCGACATGGTAGTGATCGACGAGGCCCAGGACATGACGCCCGCGCAGCTGACGATCGCGCGCGGGGTTTGCAAGGGCCGCATCTGCGTGGTCGGAGATGACCGCCAGGCCATCTACGGGTTCCGGGGTGCCGACAGTGGCAGCCTGGGCCGCTTGAAGACGGAACTGGACGCCCAGGTACTTGGACTGAAAACCACTTACCGATGCGCCACGAACGTCGTCGCGCGGGCCGCGCAAATCGTTCCCGACTTCACGGCCGCGCCTGGCAACGCCACCGGCTGGGTACTCGACCTGCACACCAGCAAGCTGACCGAGGCCGCAGGCCCTGGCGACTTCATTCTCAGCCGGGTCAACGCCCCGCTCGTCTCCACCGCAATGCAGCTGCTGCGCGCCGGAAAACGCACCCGCATCGCTGGCAAGGACATCGGCAAAGACCTCCTCGGGTTGATCGGCCGGTTGAGCCGCACTGCCCGAAGTGTGCCGGAGTTCCTGGCCCGCCTGGAGGGTTGGACCGACCGCGAGGTAGCCCGCGCCATGAAGCTCAAGAACCCCGACGCCCGGCTCGACGCCATCCGCGACCAGGCAGAGATGCTGAGAGCGGTTGCGGACGGGGCCAGAAACGTCAGCGAGATAGAAGACCGCATCGAGGCCCTCTTCACCAACGACGGCCTGGGTGATGCCGGGATGATCACCTGCAGCAGCGTACACAAGGCCAAGGGCCTGGAAGCCAGCCGGGTGTTCGTGCTGGCCGATACGCTTCGCAACGAGAACGAAGAGGAGATGAACATCCAGTACGTCGCCTTCACCCGCGCCAAGGATACCCTGGTGATGGTGAGCGACTTCGCTTTCGAGCGACCACTAGAGGCGGCAGCGGAAACGAAAGCTGCAGCCTAGAGGTGACACTAGCAACGGATCTGCCGGGCAACGAGTCTGGCAGATCTCTTGCAACAAGGATTGTCGAGGCCGACTGGCCCGGCAACAAACCCCGAAAGGGTCGCGCGGCATACCGCCAGCGTGTGTTGAGGAGAATAACAACATGGACGTTTCCAAGGTCACGGCGGCACTCGTCGAAGCGCAGAACCAGCTCAACGCGGTCATCGACGAGGAGTTCAAGGCCCGTCGCATCAAGGGCCTGCGCCCGCTCACGTTGGCGCAGAACGCCATCACGCTGGCCGAGAAGCACGTCGCCACGGCGACGGAGCGCACCGCGCCGAAGGCGGAAGTCGCGGCCCCGGCCGCTGGCGACAAGCCCGCTGCGGGCAAGAAGGCGGCAGGCAAGTAACGGTTGGGCAGAGGAGCAGGGACCTTCGGTCCCTCTCCTCTGACTAGACTACCGGGGATAGGTTGCCTGGACTCGCGCAAGCCTCCAGGTTATGAATCCAGACCGCATAGTGTGACTACGCCAACGTGCGGCCCCGGTAGTCCAGTGAGAGGAGTGTCTGATGCTGAGTATGATTTTGAAAGTTCCACTGGCCGTCATCTACGCCATCGCCATCGTGACCATGATCGTGTGTTCGGTCCCCTTCATCGTGGTGGGGTTCATCACCGGCTTTATCAAGTGGGCCTGGCAGATCGGCAACCGCCTGTCTGACCGCGCCTTCTTGCACTTCACTTAACGGAGGACTCCACGGATGCCGCTCATCAAGTATCGCGACGTCAAGTTCCACAAGAGCACGCTGCTCCAGATTCAGATGGCCAACGCCATCATCACCGAGTACCAGGAGCAAGGGTTCGACCTCACGCTGCGCCAGTTGTACTACCAGTTCGTGTCCCGCGACATCATCCCCAACACGCTCCGCGCGTACAAGCAGCTGGGTGCCGTCGTCAACGACGCCCGCCTGGCGGGGTTGATCGACTGGAACGCGATCGTGGACCGCACCCGGTTCCTGCGCGCGTTGCCGCACTGGGATTCCCCGGCCGACATCTGCCGCGCCGGGGCACAGCAGTTCCGCATTGATCGCTGGGCCAACCAACGCTACCGGCCGGAAGTCTGGATCGAGAAGGACGCCCTGGTCGGCGTGATCAGCCAGGTGTGCAACGCTCTGAGCGTGCCGTTCTTCTCTTGCCGTGGGTACACCAGCCAGTCGGAGATGTGGGCAGCAGCCCAACGACTGGAATCGTACGGCGACCAGACGCCCGTGATCTTCCACTTCGGGGACCACGATCCTTCGGGTCTCGACATGACCCGCGACATCACCGATCGGTTGGAGATGTTCATGGGCGGGTTGCGAGTCGAACGCCTGGCATTGAACTACGATCAGGTGCTCCAGTACAAACCACCGCCGAACCCGGCCAAGACGACCGACGCCCGCGCGAAGGCGTACATCAAGGAGTTCGGTCACGAGTCCTGGGAGCTGGACGCTCTCAGCCCCACCGCCCTGGCCGCATTGATCCAGGGTGAGATTGAAGCGCTGCAGGACAAGACGATCTGGAAGGCCGACGCGCGCACCGAGAAGAACGGTCGCGAGGAGTTGGCGTCGGTCGCCGGTGATTGGCGCAAGGCCGTAGACGCGGTCGCCTAAAAGCTGAAAGGGAGGTGGTCATGGCCACCTCCCTTTTGGGACTCAATCCCATTAACGACACGGGCATGGACGTTTACTTCCTCAGCAGCGCGTCCCGCTCCTCGATCGCCTGGCGCAGGTACTGAGCCAGGTCCAGGGCCTCCTCGTACGCATCCCGAAGAGCATCGCGCCCGTTGAACGGCTGCAGCAACGTCCCGTACCGCCGCAGGCCGACGACCTTGCGCCCTTCCATGTCCTGGATGACCAGGTCTTGGATGCAAGGACCGTCGTTCACCACCGGAGCCGGTTGCTCCTCTGGAACGGGCGTCACTTGCGGCCCGCCTCGACGTGGGCGTAGACCAACGCGTACCCGTGGAGATCCACCAGGTTGTCGCGCTTCGGCCGGTGGGCCTGCCGCGCCAGCTTCATGCCCGCCAGCAGGAGAACCACGTCCTCGGCCGTCAACGGGGCCTTCAGTTTGTGGGCCATGAGGCCGCTCCATACCTGGGCCTGGGCCTCGTACGAAGGCAACGGGCTGCCGTACGCTGCCATACGATCGCCGTTGACCAGGGCGTTGGCCTCGGCCATGTGATCCTCGCCGGGCTTGCCAGTACCCGTTTCCAACCGCTGTTCTCGTTCGGTGTCAGTCGCCATTCACACTCTCCTCTTGGTCTTTGGTTCGTTGGTTCAGTCGTTGTGATTGAATCGTCCGATTGCTACGGCACCAGGGACAGGAACCACCCGGCCGACAGGTGCGATCGTACTTACCCGCGCGCCGGTACGGTTTCCGTTTCTCCTTGCCGCTCTTGATCGCCTTGTCGAGTGGCACGTAGCACCTCTTTCAGATCACCGATGAGTCGTTCGCCGTGGCACTTGCGGCAGACTTCACGACGCCAGGTAGTCGAGGGACGGTTCCGATCTGGAACCGCCGCCTCTCCCACTCCGCAGAGCTTGCACTTTGGTGCGGGCCTCGCCACGTTAGCCCACCAGGATCGGCCAGGTGCAGGTGCGCCCGCGCTTCTTGTCGATCAGGAACAACGCCTGCTTCGGCACTTCGTAGTCGGCCTTGATCGACAACGCGAAAGCGTTGTAGCCGATGAGCGAACCGTTGCAGATGAAGTTGCCGCCGTCGCGCATCTGGTGGAAATGCCCGAAGACGTCCAGGTCCGCGTGACGGCCTTTGTTCCACTGCGCGATGGCCTTGTTCACCGGGATGTAGATGCCGCCCACGCCGCCACCGTACTTGACCGAGTGGCCGTGGTGGAAGCGGATCGTCTGATCGTAGATCTGCACGTAGCTGTGCATCCCTTCGGGAATGATGAACTTCACGCGAGGCTCCTCGCGGAAGTACGCAGCCAGGTGGACGTACATCAGGTACTCCAGGCTGTGGCCGTTCTCCGACGCGAACCTGGTCTTCTGCGTGGTGCGCGCGTGGTTCCCTGAGTGGCAGGGGATGACCAGGTCGTAGTTGGACTCGGCCAGCAGGAATTCGATGCCCGAGACGATCATGTTCTGCGCTTCGATCAACGCGGCGATCGGCTGGACCTCGTTCATGTCGGTGTCGTGGATGTCGTTGGTGATGAAATCGCCCAGCAGCGCCAGAACGATCGTGGGGATCTTGATGTCCTGCGCCAAGAGGTTCGTGAGCCGCAGGCCCTTCTGAAAGAACCGCGTCGAGCGGTAGCGCGCGATGTCGAGGTTGAACGTGTTGAGACCGCTGACTTCCGCGCCGACGTTCTCTTCGACGTGCCAGTCGCTGGCGCACATCACGGCCGTGGCTTCCGACGTGCCGCTCTTGGTGCTCGGCTCGATCAGGAAGGTCTGCAGGCCGTCACTGATCTCCGTCACGGCGCTAAGTTCCTTGGCCTGGCGTTCGATGGTGTCCACCGCTTCGTCGTAGCGCTGCTTCAGGTACGAGATCTCGTTCTGGACGCGCCGACGCTCGCGGTCTTCCGACACCGTCGTACTGTGTCGTTGCTTCTGCATGCACTCCGCGCACAAACCGCTTTTGCTGTCGCGGGCAATGACGGCGGGGCAATGCAAGCAGATGCGGTCGGGCAGACGCTTGCTCTCCCGCAGACACTTCGTGCAGAGGCCCGTCTGGTTCTTCTGTGAGATGTTCTCCGGGCACTTGGCGCACCGACGCTGCACCGGCTTGCGACTCTCCACCAGGCACTTCTGACACAGGCCCGTGGAACTGTCACGGCCAATCATCGTCGGACACTTGACGCACTTACGATCTTTTCTGCTAGACATGTGGTTTCCCTTTAAAGCGTGTTAGTCCACGCCGGTCAACATCATCTGAGCCAGGCGATCCGCCCGACCGAACTTCTTGCCCTCACCGTCGTCCACCTGGTTGGCCCACTTCGAGCGGAACATGCAGCGCACCGCCTTGGACCAGTTGCGGATCTTGATGGCCGCGATCGTGTCCTTGAACGACAGCGCCCTGAACCCGAGGTTGAAAGCCATGTCGAGGACCACGCGCTGGCGAACCTCGTCGAGCTTCTTATACTCGGGAAAATGAACAATGACCGCTTTCTCAAAGCGATCGATGTCTGAGTCCAATACCTTCATGGCGTCAGCCTTGGTGAAGGTGCTGTTCTCGTTAACGGTGCGACCGAGGATGCGGGACAGCTCAGGCCATCCGCGCGCGTCAATGTTGAACCCCACCAAGATCGTGAGGTAGCCCTCGGTGCATCGGTACGGCTTGTACCGAATGCCCTCGTGCATGATCAACTGCTCGGCCATGCGAACTTTATTCACCATGAATGGTCCCTTCCAGAATGCCCTTCATCATTGGTTGGTGGCGTGGTTCCCGAAGAACCTCGCCGTGGTCCGCGCCGGGCACTTGGAGGTTTTCGGCCAACGGGTGCTTGCGCTCGATGCCCACGTGGCCGTCGAACAAACCACCCAGCCACTGCCAACGGTCCCTGCGTCCGCCGTACGTGTGAACCCAGCGCTTGATGTTGGGCTTGGCCAGGAGAGCGGTCGGCATCATGTCTGCGCGCACCGGCCCGCTGATGTCGATCAGCAATGCGATCTTCAGACCGCGCGCAGCTGCACACAACACCGGCTGCAGTCCGTGCGAGTGGGAAATGATGACCAGGTCCTCGGGTGGGATCTGTTCCTGTGGGCAGCGCGGTGGCACCGCGTACTGGTAAAGGTTCATTCCGGCCGCTCGATATACGACCAGATCGCCGTCGCCAAAGCCCACGCCGCCCAGGCGGGTGGACCAGACAAAGGGTTCGTTGGGACAGACTAGGGCGTGACCGGGCATCGTCACAAGGAATTCGTGGAACGGTTGGCCCGGCGAGTACCAGTCCTGTTTGATGCCGTCCCAGGCGTGGGTGCCGGGCACCAGGATGATTTGTTTCATCGCTCCTCGGAAGCCGTGGATTGAGAAATCTTCAGGACGCGGCAGCGGACCAACGAGTTCAGTTTGAAGCGAATGACCTTCACACCGTACTCCGTGAGTTCGTTCTGCGCGCCGTTTTTGATCTTGGTTTTTAGGGTGCCCCGTCGCTGTTGATCGTAGAGGTCCGCCCAGGTCAATGAGGGTAGCACGTCACCCAGGGTCGTGGAAGCAATTTCCATCACCGCAGTGTCAGCATCGTGGACCGTAGTCAGCAGCGTCAGCAGATTGGTCACCGAGTAGGTGAGGGTGCCGCTGGCGATGAAAGATTTACCGTCGAGAGACTCCAGCGTTTGGGTCTCGATCGATACGGTCTGCCGCACGGTCGGGAACACCGACCACTTGGTGGTCCAGGGCCACCACCAATGTTTACCTGGCCCGCAGAAGATCGGGTCGTTGCCGTTGACCCACTTGACAGCGCCCTCGGTGGTATCGAGCACGACTCGGCGTGGAATGAACTGTCCAACCCACTCCGCAATCTGTCCGATCCAAGCGAGGGCGCTTTCCATGATCCGTTACCTCGGGAGAGGTGCCCACAGGTTCGTGGGTCGTCCGCCATCCGGGCCGGGCAGCGTTCCGCTCTGGAACCGCGCGCCCGGTGCGCCAGCACCACCGATCACGTCCAGGCCGCGCCAGAAGCGCGTTTCAAGGCCCTGGTTCAAGTAGGCGATCATGTCCTCGCCGTACTTATCACCGGGCACGTCGCCGCCGCAATCCGTCACGGTGCAGCCCTGCTCCCCTCGGCTCTTGGTGATCAACCCCCAGCCGTACGTGCGATCGTCAGGCGCATCGTCACCGGCCCGCAGCGCAGCAGCAGCCTCGCGGACGTACAGATGACAAGCGATGTCGCTGCCACCCTGGCAAGCGCTGTAGTTGGATGACTTGTTGGCGACCGCTTGCAAGCAACCCGCGCTGATGATGCCGAAGGCACGATTCTTCGCCTTGGAACATTCACTCACCGGAGTCGTTGGCGTTGGCGGCACGACCACAACCGGAGGCGGTGGCGGCAGTGTTGAAACCAAGTTGAACACGTGATCACCGGGCGGGACGTCTCGGGTTTGTGTGGCGAAGTCCTTAGCCGACACCCGAAGCACGGTGGAGCCTTTGACCCCAAAGTTGACGAAGCCACCGCCGTCGCTGTTGCGGCTGGAGTTGTCAGTCTGGTTCTCGACCAACGCGCCAACGATCGGCTGCCCGGCGACGTCGAACACGCGCACGTTGAGGTTCTGGAAGGGCCGGGTGTCTTCGACCACGGGCGGTTCCACAGGCGCGGGTGGCGCGGGCGGTTCCATAACCACGGGCGGTTCCACGGGCGGGGCAGGCGGGGTCACGACGGGTGGTTGAACCACAACGATATCGATCGGTGGAATCTTGAGACCACACGATGCCGAGAACACACCAACGAGTAGAGCTACGACAATGCGCTTCATTTGTGAATGCCTCCTGAAAGGTAGTTAGTGATGAACGAAATGCCCGCCGCGATCATTCCACCGATGACGGTCGTGGAAACCCAACGGATACTTCTTTGAGCACGAGTGACCGCACCTTCCACCTCGGTCAATCGTTTTTCATGGTCGGCGGGTGGTGTCTGCTCGATGACCGTCACCCGCAGTTCGTGATCCGCAATGGTCATCAAACACGTATCGACCTTGCTCTCCAAGCGATTGCTGTCCTCCTTCATGTCTCTTTTGAGTGACGCGATGTCCCCACTGAGTTCATGTTTCATCTCAGTCAGGAACCGTTGCATGTCGAATTCCATTGCTTAATTCCTTTTACACAATGACGCTTGAAGAGACCTTCGCATAGCGACACCACATTCCAAATGCGGCACCACCACCAACCTGCCCTGCAATAGCGAATGCAGTGAAGGCCGGGAACACTTCGCTAGGGAATGTAAATGTCTTTTGAAAGTCGTTGATGATCACCTGAAACGAAACGGTGCTGAGCATGTTGATCTGGATATCGTAGATCGTGTCACGAGTCTCTTCAAACAAAGTCTCATTGATGAACGCGATGTTAGGGTTAGTCATGTTGCGAACAATCACGCTCCAAAGAGTGGGTTGATTGGACGGCCCCTTGATCGAACACACATAGATTCCGCTCATCGCACCTGACGTCGTGGTTGACCCCGTGAGACCTCGTGGGGCAATGCCCCACTGGTATCCGCTGCCGTTACCACGCAGGCCCTCAGCGGTAGTTGGACTCATAACAATCGTGCGACACTGCGGGAGATGCTCTAGGAAAATTGGCTGATCGTTTGATGCAAAGGCCGGGTTGGCACCGCTACCAGCGCTCGCTAGTTTCCACGCGTAGCCCTTCGCAATTTTGCCTGTCTGGGTTGGTCCCGCGCTACACGACAGCGTGGTTCCATTCAGCAAGAGAATCTCCGCGAGGATCGCTGACGTTGAAGCGATAAACACTTCATGGTACGTCGTGCCACCCGTAGTGTTCAAAGATGAGTACACATTAGGGATAGGGAACACTCCACCTGATCCTTTGCCGGTCTTGTCGTCCAGGTAACGCAGGAAGTCGTTAAACGTGAAGCGCGACGACGACGTCGCAGTCACGTTGTAACGAGGTTCCAATTCGTCCGACTCATCGTAGAACTGATCCATCATTACATCGGAGATCACGAAGTCACCAAAGATCGGCGGGTAGGTCAGATTGAACGGCACCGTGACACCGCGATGTGACTTCGGGTCCCGAGTCGCGTAGGTCACCGTCCGCACCGGCCACGCGCCCTTCAGTTCCGTGAGGCCTCGCTGCACCATCTGCGGAAAGGTCAGGAGGTTGTCGTCGGTCACCATAAACTCGTGGATGCCATCGGTCGGCAGACCGTTGTCGTCAATCTCGACCAGGCCACACAACTTCTGTGACTCGACATCGTCCATCTGCAAGAAGGGACGCACCGGCGTGCCACCTCCGAAGAGCCAGTCTGCTTGAATGATGGCCTGCGTCAGCGGGGCAGCCAACTTAATCTGCGCCGTGCTCAGAATGGAGGCGTAGGCAATCACGCGGTGGCCGATCGAGAGAAAACCCCCGGTCGGATTGAAACGTGATGTGTCCGCCACCGTGATCGTGTTTGTTCCAGCAGCTGCGTCCAAAGCCATGATCGTACCCTTGCCGCGCACGAACACACGGTTGCGGAGCTGCGACCAATCCAGAGTCAGAGTGACGGGCGTGGTTTTGATCATCGAATCGTTATCGTCGTCGATAATGTCTGGAGCAATGATGGCCTCCAGGTCGGGACCAAGCTCGTCCTCGATACCAGGAGGTTGATTGGTCACCGACCGTTCGCCGCCAACGAGACTCATACCAAAGGCAAACGTCGCGACGTTCGAGGTGTTATCCAGAATCAGTCCAACCATCTTCGTGCTGGTGCGGTCGAAGTCCGGCGTGCCCTCCACGATCGGAATGAACGGCGTAAAGATCGACGCGTAGATCTTTCGGAAGACGCAGTTCAGTGTGCCGATCGGTGGAAAGATCGGAATGTTGGAAAGTGTCGCCTTGAACGATCCATTCAGGAGGATGGCCAGAGTCTGCTGAGTTCCACGGGTCTCGGTGCCGTCCTGGTACACGCCCGTGACTCTGAACGACCAGTACCCAGGCTGCGCGTCTCGCTCGGGGAACGCACCACCGTCATCAACCTCGGTTGTTGACTCGATCGCTGTCAACACCCCAATGGGAGCAACCGGAGGCGGCAGCGTACGGCTGATCGTAGACGGCTTAATGGCCAGCGCTGGGGTCGCCGTCGTGGTCACGTTGTCCGCGATCACGGCGTACTCGATCAGGCCCGTTCCGCCAACACCCGAAGAGTCGCCAATACGGATGGCGTAGATCACGCGGGCGGTCGGGTTGCGCGAACCCACGGCCGGGCCAATGGGGATGTTCGAGAACGTCGGCAGCAACGTGCCGTCCAAGTAGATCGGACCAGCCAGTGCGCTCAACTTCGACTCAAAGAGTCCACCGCCCGCGAGGTTCTCCATGACGGTCGCGACGTCCTGAGTGGCGAAATTGACGTCGCCAGCGACAGGTGGCTGGTGGCCCGCCCATCCCTCACCAATTTTCACACCGTTCACATCGTACATGACCCAGCCACGACTAAAGCCCAGGCCATAGGAACCGTTCGAGACGGTCCCGGTCATGTTCAAAGCCATCGCTTGATCGGACAGCTGCACGTAACCAGGCGACGGCGGAATCGGAATCGACGGATGCGGAGTCGTGAATGTCTTCGCAGTTCCGTAACGGAACGTCGTGAAGAAGTACCAGTAGCCCTCTTTGAGATCCTGTCCCAACGCAGACGTGGTGCTGAGTGCTACGGTCATCGCTGCAGCACCAAATCCAGGGATGGTCACGGGCGGCAGACTCGGCTCTTCAAACGCCGCCTTGTACAGATGCACCTCTCGGTTGTAGTCCAGGTAGAAGTGACCGTTGCCGATCTTGCTGGCGATGTTCGAGAACACCGTGAGCATGTCCTCTGACCCGTCCAACGCCATCGAGATCTTCGGGAGTCGCGCCTGGATAAAGTTCGTCAGGAAGCCGGGCGCATACGCAGAGATCAACGCTTCCGCCACGTCGCTGGCGCTGACGTTATTGAACACACCGAACGGACGCAGGCGGTTGAAACGATACGAGTGATCGGTGCAGCCAGCCGACCACACAAAATTCTCTCTGGCGTCCTCGTAGCTCTGCGAGAAGCTCGTCACTTGACCGGAGAACAAGATGTTGTCGAGCTTGTCCTTAAAAGTCGTGCGCTCCAGGCCCACCGGAGGCGTGCCCGATCCATCAATCACGAAGCCTGCGGTGTTTGAACCGCCGTCCGTAGCCTCGGTCACGGTTACCGACGGACTGCGACGAATATCACCGCCGAACACCGCAGCAGTGTAGCTGAAGAGAAACTTCCCCACGATCGTGTAGCCCGAAAGCTCCACGATTTCGATGTCCACCAGACCAGACGCGTGCGCGGGCGTGATGGCGCGATACATCGTGTCGTCCACAAATTCGATGCCGGTGGCCAGCTCTCCACCGAAGTAGATCAGCGCGCCCGCGATGAAATTGAAGCCGATGATGCTCAGTTCCGTTCCACCGACGACCGACCCACGGTTGTTGGAGACGCCCACGATGTGGCCCTCCACAAACGTGTACGCCTGAATCCTGACGCCTTCTTCACCGTTGTGGTTGTTGATGACCGTGATGTCCACGACGCCTTCGTCGTGCGCCGGGGACTCACACTGGATCTCACCAGACGAAACCACCACAACGCTCAGGGCAGGCTCGTCGCCAAACAACACGGTGACGTCGGCGGCAAACCGAGATCCGGTGATCGTGACCGTATCCCCGCCTACCACTCGTGAGGCAGACGGAGATACGTTCGCAATGATCGGAAACGACTCAAACGCCTGGGTCGGGCGAAGAGGCGGTCCCTTAGTTGTCGGGCCGAGGATCGGAGGTCGCATGTTAGTTCAAACCGTAGAGTCCGTACGTGTGGCAGGTCAATGACCCGGTGGCCACGGTCTGCGTGAACTGCACGTCAACCGCCTGCGAAACTGTCGAATCGAAGTTGCCGCCCACCGCAGGCGCAGTGTTCCACGGCAGGATCGCCACCAACACACCCTTCGGGGCGGTCGCCGGAACGCCGAGGATGTCCTCGCACGTCCACTTGCCGATACCGAAGAAGTTGGCGGTCGCGCCAATCGCGCGGCAGCTCAGGAGAATCTCCAGCTCCCAACCGACGTTGGTGTGCCCGGCCACGGTGTCGAGCAAGATCGCCAGGCCGTCGAACACAACGGTGCCGCCCATGCGAACATCGAAGCGCGCGGTGCCAGGCGTGGTGATCACGGACGAAATGCGCCCCGACGCCTTGATCAGGATCTGCTTGCCAACAAAGTCGAAGTAGTTGGCGGGCAGCGTCCGAATCGCGGAGGCTGGAAGCATCGTCGCCGCTGCGGCCACGACTCGGGCCGCACCGTTCTCGGTCGATGCAATGAGAGTTTCAACATATCCAAGAGCCATGTTCGGATCTCCTTATTACTTGAAGTTGAGTTGACGTCCGGTCTTGAAGTCGCGGATGAGGATTTGCGAGATCTTTCGCGCCGACTCCTCGGCCGTACCGTTCACATAAAAGTGGTTCGTGACGCTTCCCATTGCGCCCATCTTATCGAGGGGGACGATAATTTCAGGTCCGTGCAACATGGCCAGCGTGCCATCCTTGAAGTCCCCGAAGCCACCCTCGCGGAAGCCAGGGATGCGGGGACCCGAGGGGACCCACGTCTTCGTGGTGCCAGAGTTATAAGCATCCCGGATCTCCTGAAACGAGAAGCCACGTGACGCCATCGACAGAGCATCAGAAACGGGGATGCCAAACTGCTTGGCGAACGATTCCAGGTTGGCGCGGGTGACGTTGGTGCTACCCCCGGCCAACTGACTGGCCTGATACTCGGCCAGGCTCTTCACTTCACCACTCAGCGTTCGCACCTTCACAGTTGACTCATCAATCGCACCACCGACGGAAGCCGTCCAAGCGTCTCCCAGCGCATTCACAGATGCAATCTGCTTACTGGTCTCATCCACCACGTTAGCGGTGTTGGAGTCCATGATGCCGTTGGCGATGTTATTCCACTGGGCCAAATCCCGCTTGCGCTGTTCGAGCAGCCGCGCCGACTCACGAATCTCACGGTCGGTGTGCGACGTCACGTCCTTCATCAGCAAGTCGTACGCGTTCTGTGCCTCGTCCACCAGCATCGCGTAATGGTCGCGCGACAGTTCATTGGACTCATTACGCTTGCTGATCTCCGCGTCGATGGTCGCATCGAACTTCGCCATCTGCGCGTTGAGCATCTCGTCAGTGAGCTTGCCCTGCAGCTTCAGGCTTTCCAACGTGGCCGCGAGCTTACGCTGCTCACCCTCGATCCAGTCGTTGATGTTGTTGCCGTGAGCCTCGTTGATGATGTCCAGGGTCTCCTGGTTGACCGCCTGGATCTCTCGCGCGGCCTTCACCGCTTCCACCGCAGCCTCGGCCTGCGCCTTGGTCAGCTTGGGGAACGCCTGGTAAAGTTCCTCGACCGACGCGCCCAGCTTGGCGTACTCCATCACGCTCGCGCGCAGGTCACCGTTGACACCCTTGAGCGTGTCCTGCCAGGTGGTGCCGAGGGCGTTCAATGCCTCCCAGGCCAGCTGGTACTCCTTGGTGCGCTCGGTGGTGTCGGTCAGGGCCTCGCCCTGTTCATTGACGGAAGTCGTGAGGGCTTCCGTGCCCTCGTTCACTTGCGCCTGCACCGCTTCAAGCAACGCCAGAACGTCCGTCTGTTCCTTGCTGGCCTTGGCACTGGCGTTGGTCGCCTGCATCGCCTTGTCGGCCGCGATCATGGCGTCCTGCTCGGCCTGCGTGAAGCCCTGCAGTTCCAGACCCAGCTCCATGAACCAATCGCTCACGGCTTCAGTCTGGCCCAGTTCGTACGCCAGGAACAACGCGGTGGCGTAGGCCGCAGCGATGCCCAAGGGTCCGATCGTGGAAGCGATCGACCCGGCCAGCAACTTGAACGACGCGGCAGCCTGGGCGATCGAGCTGAAGTCCATCACGGCCCACATGATGCTGGCCTGCGTAGCCATCGTGGCGAAGCCCGCGCTGATGCCTGTGAGCACAGCCGGGAGAGACTGGAAGCCCGAAGTGATCGTGGCGAAGCTGGCCGTGATGTCCAGGACGCTGGAGCTAGCAGCTTCCACGCCAGACGACAACAGATACATGCCCGCTGCCGCGATGGCGCTACGCTCCGCGACTCGCTTCATCCAGTCGGGCAGCGCGTCCCAGGTGCCGATCACCGCATCGTATACACCAACGACTACACCCTTGATGATGTCAAACGCGCCCTTGAGCAGCGGGCCGTACTTCTCCCAGGCATCGACAGCCCGGTCCCACAACTCCACCGCTCCGTCGCGCATCTTGCCAAACCAGCCCACGATGATCGGTGCCCACTCGGTCACCACGTCGGCTGTGCTCTCGATGCCTGACATGAAGGTTTCCATGAAAGCATCGGAGCCACCAAACGTCTCGAAGATGGAGTCTCGAATTGACAGGAACGCATCGACCACTTTCGGGGATGCCGCAACGTTCGAGATCAGGTTGTCGTAAAAGTTGTCCCAGGCCGTGCTGACCTGCGCGATGATCTCATCGACGCCGTCCGTCTGCTCACCCAGTCGCTTGGTGGCGTCGGACACGGCATTCAAGATGGCGATGCGCGCGGCTTCCTGCTTCTCCTGCGTCGTCAGACGCTCGGAGGTGGTGCCCAGCTGCTTGGCGTACTCTTCCTCGGCCTTGGCCAGGTCGATCTTGCCGGTGAGCAGCTGCACCGACCGCACCTGGCCAGTCAGCATCGCGGTGTTCACCGTATCAAACGCGTCAGCGACGTCGATGCCCTTGGCCTGGGCCAGCGCGAAGCCACCGTCGGCCAAGGTCTTCATCTGCTCGTCGGTGAGCTGAATGCCTGCCGCGAACTGGTCGTTCACGGTCTTCATGAGAGTGAAGTCGTCGATCGTGTTGTGGGTCCCCTCGCGGAGGACGCCCAGCATGGTTTCACCAACGCGGTCAGCGCCCTCAGCCAGACGGTTGAAGTTCTCTTCAACGTCGGCAATGCCCGCACCCTCGGTCGTGAAGTCCTCGACCAGACCAATGCTGACGTCCATCACCTTGTCGAAGGCCTTCATAGCCAATTCGCCAAGGATGAAGCCGCTCGCCAGGGTCTTCACCGAGTTGTTCATGCCACCGAAACTCTCGTCGAGTCGATTGACCTTGGCGAGGACCGCCTCCATCGTGGTGGAGATCTTGTCCTCAAAGGTAATCTGCCCGGCGAGGGTTCCGATGTTCACGTTGTTCATCTACGTGATCTCGCTCTCTTCAGCTGCTGCGCCGTGGGCCTGGCCGGTCTTGCTGGCTTTGCCGGTGGACGTTGCGGCCTGGGTTTCGACAAGGCCTTCGACAGTGCGAAGTGCATCTTGGCGATCGATTTCATGTGCTGCCAACCAGCGGTTGGCGGGGTCTCGGTCTTGCCTGGCGCATCCGGTTTCGTTTCGACGTCCTTGAATTCCAACAGGAAGTCGCTCGGACTCATTCGTTTACGCGACCCACCCCGCATCAACGTGGTGTTGTAGATCGCCGCGCAGATCGATGCGGCGTGGTAGTCGGCCCGTCGATCCCCGAAGGGTTCAATCAGGTCAAACGCCCTCCACCACATCAGGTCGTCGAAGGACATGCGCTCCAGCATCCCTTCGACGTCCGTCTCCTTCAGGTACCCGGCCAACCGATGGGCAAAACGACGAAAGTCGTCTGCCCTTAGTCGTTTTTTCGGGCTTGCATCTCCGCTTCAGGATTCTCCAGCGCGGGCTTGTCGCCTTCCTTCTCGGCGTCCTTGAGTTCCTTCGGAACCGGGAACCCGTTCAGGAGGAGCACCTTGCGGAGGACCTTGCCGTTCTCCTGGGCGTCCTTCGCAGCGAAGTCCTTCACGGCCTCGTCGTATTCCTCGGGCGAGTACCGCGCGCCGGTGTCGTCGGTGACCGACTTCACGAGCAGGCGCAGCCCTGAGATCTTCTTCTTGAGCGGGTCGGCGTTGCCTTCGACCCACTCCAGCATGTCGGCGGACGACACGGAACCGATGCGGACGTCTTCCCCGTAGGCCGCAACGTTGTCGTACTTGACGTTGTTGACTTCTTTCGTGCGGAGCTTCGCAAGTGAAACAGACATTCAAATTCTCCTTATCCTGGACGTCGAACTGCGATCACGTTGAAAGAGAAACGAGCTTGCTTACGGTCGTCCACCCCGGCATCGAACGGCTCCTGGAGTGGATTGATCTCACGGTACCAGCCTGAAAACTGGAACGACTGCGGTTCGCGGTAGACCAGCACGTTGCGGACGCCCACCAGGGCGTCGTAGGCCAGTTGCGCCTTCGCCCGCGCATTCTTGGATGAGTCCGCCCGCGCTAGGATCTGCGCGGCCGGGCGGATGTACGCGGGCGTGATAACCTTGTTCTGAGTTCGCTCGGGACCGGAACCGGAAGTCTCGGTGACCGTGATCGTCGCTGCGCCAGACGACAGCACGGGCACGGTGGCTTTCGTGGACACAAAGATATCCACGTTCAGCGTGCCTACGCCTGCGTCCTGCAGCAGCGTTACGATGTCATCGGTCCACATGGGTTATCCGTTCCAGGCTTTGTTAAGGTCGATGCGCTTCGCCACGCGGGCTGCCATGAACGGTCGGCTCTCCAGGAGAACCGATTCGATGTACTTGGCCTGGCCTACAGGGTGGAACGCGTCAAGGTCTTCGTGAACGTAGATGGCGTAGGGCGCGGACGGCCCTCCAGCGACAATATTAGTCCAGACCGCATTGCCCTGTCGAGTAGGACCTTCCACATGTTCTGATGCACGAAGCTCACCAAACTCGACAGGTGTCCGTCGCTTAACCTCTTTAAGTTCGATCTGAGTCTCTTGATACAGTGCCTTGTCAGTCTGCTTCTGAAGATTACCTGCGAAGCGTCTGGCCTTGGCCGCAAATTGAGAGACTCCGTTAAGGCTCGCTCCGGCCACGTGCTTCTCTCCACTCGCGCAATTCCTTGTCGAGGTTGGCAGGGAGACGCTGCCCAACCTGTCGCCACCACACAGTCTCTTCAGCCACTTCCAAACAACGAGCTGATGCTACTGGTTCGATGACAGGGTTGGGATCGTCATAAGGCATCACGACGTTGACGTCTGCGGCAGCGAAAGGCTGCCCCGTTCTGATCGTCTCGTACTTCGCCGTGATCGCCTGCCGCTCCTCGCGGGTGCGAATGAGGAACACGTGGTGCTCAAGAAAGGCCGTTGCTGGCGCGCGGTAGGCCGGGTACGCGTGCGCGGCGTGGATCTTCACCGGGCGTCGGGACTGCCGCGCCACGCTCAAACGTGCCTGGAAGTCGGGGAAGTACGGCTGCTTGGCGATGCAATGCTGGACATCGGGCCACAGGTGCGCCCGCGAGAAGAACCAGGAGTCCCGACGAAACCACTCGTCGGTCTTCAACCAGTCGATCATGCCAGTTGAGCACCGTTCGTCGTCGTCAACCCGAAGGATGTAGTCGCCGGTGCAGGCGTCGAGAGCCTGATCGATCAGCTCTTCAAAGTACGATCCTTGGACCATGACATGCTTGATGTCATAGTCCTCCGCGAACCGCCGTGCGCGATCACCATGCGCGCCCAGGACAAACTCCGCGCCCAGCATGCGCGCCAGCATCTGAAATTCCAACAGGAACAACCTGGTGACCACTGTCGCATCACTGACGCACACGATACTGAGTTTCATTTGCTCTCCCGCACCATCTGAGCTACTCGGTTGAAGTCGTCAGGAAACACTGCTCGATCATCGCGTCCGTCGATTAGCTGGAGGCCATGACCGTTTATTACGAAGTTCCAGGGCTGGACGTCGCCGTGCCTTTCGGCCGGGCGCGGGTACGACTCTACCATGCGCGCGACGTCCTCGCGCAGCGGAAAGGCCCCGCCCAGGCTGAGGAAGGTCTGCAGGTTGATGCCCGCGATCCAATTGCGCGTTTCGTTCTTGCGATGGAGCGTCACGATGCGCTGGCTTGGCGACGACAAGATGGTGACGCCACCCAACTCCAGATCATCGGGCGCGGTGAAGTACGCACGTCGGAGTGAGTTGCCGGGTGTCTCGAACAACCACATCGGCCGGTTGACCGGACCCACGTGGCTGGGCGTCTCGGCCAAGCGCGATGCCACCTGGCTATACAGCAGGTCGTAGATGTGCATGGCGTTGCTGTAGTTCAACGCCGATCCTTCACCGCTCGCGGGCGTCTCGATCACCAGGTGGTCGCCCAGACGAAACAGCGACCGCAGCACGCTCTCGTATCGTTCAAAGTGGTGGACGACATTCAGCGCCAGCACCACGTCGAACTGTTCACAGTTGGCTAGCTGCCACACGTCGTCCTCGCGCATGCGGTGCTTGAGGTGAAGGACGTTGGTCTTCTCGTTGGCTAGGCACTGGTAGAGCAAGCGCGGGTCGTCGTCGATCGCCACGATGGTGGCCTGTGGGAACTCCTCCGCGATCCGAAATGAGAAGTACCCGAGGGACGCGCCAAGGTCCAGCACGGTGAACGGCCGGGTGTACTTCGCCAGCAGCGGGCGCAGAGCCTCGTAACGGGACGCGCATTCGCGGACGCCGGTGCCCACGTTGCGGCCCTTCACCCACTGGTCTTGATACTGCTCCATCAGAGATACCTGTTCTTGAGCAGGACGTCGTCAGGAAAGACTTCAAGGACGCCGAATTCGGGCAGCATTTCCTTGATGCGGTTGAGCGTGGGCTGGCCCTCGTACATTTCCTCGTTGCTGTACTCGGTGTAAAAGTACCGAGTGCTTCTGAGTGTGCGCTGAGCACCCTGGATGAGATCCGCTTCCGCGCCCTGCACGTCGGCCCAGATCAAGTCAATGATCTGTCCCTCCATCTCGACCAGGGCCAGCGAGTCCAACCGCACCGAGGGCACGGTGATTGTTCGCTCGAACCGACACCACGGGTACCGTCGTAGGTGGTTCTTCGGGCGACGAGTCGAACCGGAGTAGTGCCAGGTGAGGCCCGGCCACTGCGCCGTGGGTCGGCCATCGCTCTGGTGGAACGTCACCTCGCCATCCACTTGACCTACCGCCTTGGTGATCAGGCGGGCGCGCGGATCGGTCACGCGCTGGCGGAACAGTTCAGCAGCGTACGGTTCCGGCTCGAAGCTGTAGACGGTTGCGTACGGAAACAGGTCGAGGAACATCTGCGTGTGTTCCCCGTCGTTGCATCCGACGTCGAGGATCAACGGGTCCTCGCGTCGGATCAGCTCACGAATGCGCTCAGGCTTCAAGGGCACCCTCGATCGACTCCGCAAAGCGAGTCGCAATGTTGGTCCAGTTAAACCGTTCTTCGTTGGCCAGCAGCCAGCTTCGACGACCGAACTCCTCGCGCAACATCTCCGATCGGTAGAGCCTGTCGAGGGCATCGATGACATCCTTCTTCGCCGGGGCCGCGCCGATCATGCCGTTCACGTCGGGCATCACGCCCTCACTGTCGCAATCGGTGAGCCAGAAGGCGTCCTTGCCCCATTCCGCCAGGGCTGCAGTGCGCCCGGCCACAACCGGCAACCCGCAGGCTGCGGCCTCCAGGGCGGTCAACCCGAAGCCTTCGCCCAGGGCGGTGGTCAGATAGACGTTGGCTGCCTGGTAAGCAGCCGCGACGTACTTTTCCGGGGCACCGTTGTAGATGTCCTTCGGCGCAGCCAGGATCAATCGGTCCTCGACACCATAGTACTTCGCCAGCTGGTCGCAGTCGATCGCAGCGGTGCTGCCCGGCAGGACGTGCATGTACAGATAGGCGTCTCGGATCTTGTTCGCGGTGATCCACTCCGCGAAGTAGATGATCGAGAGGTCGATGCGCTTGCGAGTCTGGTTGCGGTTGACGTTCACGACGATGAAAGAGTCGTCGGGCACGTCCGCATGGATGCCCAGCATGTGGCGCGCGGCCACGCGATCACCGGGCTTGAAGACATCGGTGTCCACGCCCAACGGGATGACGTCGGTGGACACCTTCTTCTTGAGGCCACCTTTGATGGTCTCGTTGCGACCGAACTCCGTCCAGAAGATTGCCTTGGCCAGGCCGTTCAACTTGTCACCGCCCACGTTCTTGCCCTCGACAGCGATGATGCCCACCAGCGGTGTCGCACCGTAGCCCTCGGCGTAGATCGCTCGACCGTACAGGGGCACGTGCCAGGGGTTGGTCTGCATGACGATCACGTCGGGCTTCGCTCTGGGCAGGACGTCGGACAAGCGACCAATCCCGAGGGCATCCTTGCCGGGCCACGCCGGGTAGATGTCGTACGTGCGCGGGGAGTCCACCATCGAGTCGCCGGTGAAGTTGACTCCGATGGCCGCGCACTTGAATCTGGTGGACAGGATCTTGAGGATTTGATCCGCTGCTCGGCCGAAGCCACTGCTGCAGGACGCGTCACCGATGTACAGAAGAGACTTCACAGAGCCACCCACTCCTTCGGAAAGCCAACGCGCACCACCTTATCAGCGTGCCAAGCCTTCGGATAGACGACGATCTTGTTTGGATTTGGATTGAGATACGCCGCCCACCATGAGAACGAACTGTTGGCGATGATGTTGTGACGGCAACTGGCCATCAAATTCAGGTCTTCGATCTCGGTTCGGCCCGCCGAGTATGTGTAGTTCTCTCCATACCACCGCGTCTTGCAGTACTCAATGTGATCGGAGAAGAACAGAAACCGTGTGTCGGCGGGGAACATCGCCATCGCGCGATCGTAGTAGTCCGTCTCCCACAGCTGAACGAACCCAGCGTGCTTGACGTAGTCCCCGCGACGAATGTGAACCGCCACGAACGGTTCGGTCAACGACTCGATGCCCTCGCTGAAGGCTTCCTTGATGTACTCCTCGGACCCGGCGAAGTGTTCCGGCGACTGCAGCCAGATGTCCGGGGTCAAGCCACGACGCTGCTGCGCGTACAGGTACGCCAGCTGAAACATTTGGTTTCCCAACCGCCCGCTCATCAACCAGATCGGAATCATGTACGCCTCGCATGCACGACGACGCGATGGTCCTCGTGAACAGTTTCTGCAGTGAAGCCTACCATCTTCAGCCAGTGATGCACCAGCGGAACGTTGGGGCCGAAGAACTTATGGTGGTAAGGGTTCTCGTGATCCGACTCCATGTAGACCAGGGCCGGGCGCGTCTCCGTAAAGTGTTCGCGGCCCTCTTGACTAGCCGACGCGGTATACGTTTCCAGGATCAGGAGGTCGTCAACGACGCTGGCGACGTGTTCAAGAGCCAGCAGCGGGTGCCGCAGATGGTAGAGCACGCCGAGAAAGAACACCACGTCGAACTTGCCGATGCGCTCCGGGGTGTGGTCGAGGATGTCGAGGTCGATCGCTTCGACCTTGGACCCAAGGGCTGCATGGGCGTAATCAAACCCGGCCTTGCCCGTGGACTGATGCCACATCCAATGGTCGGTCGCTACTACGCGCGAAGCCCCGCGCTTCTCTGCTTCAAACGCGTAGAAGCCGTCCCAGGTACCGATGTCGAGCACCGATTTCCCGGTTAGGTCAGGCAGGCAGAGCTTTCGGACTTCGCCCTCGGGGAAGCAACGACCAGGGGTGACCACCCCATCGCCCAAGTCGATGGAGTGCCACCAATTGATGTCAGTAATTTTCATCGGTGACCACTACGCCGGTCACGTTCCGCGAACGGTTGACCCCAGGATAGTCTCGTTGACGAAGGGTTGGCCGGTAGCGGAGTCGGCAAACCCTCCTGTCTGCACGATCGGTGCCGTCCCGCCGTCAGGCAGGACGAATTTGTCGCGTGGGTCGATCGGGTTCTCGCGGGTCTTCCCCGCATTTGGCGACGTGGCCGCGATGGGGTCCAACCAAATCAGGCTGGCGAACGACATCACCAGCGCCCCGTTCGACGTCATACGCTGCCTCTTGGTGAGATCCACCAAGGCGCGGCGGACAACGGGCGCGGCAAACAAGTCCGTGCCCTCGCCATCGTCACCCACACAAGCGTAGTGAGTCACGTTCAATTTCATCGACTCAAACTGCGGCGACATGACTGCCGCAATCTGTCCGCGAATCAGGTCCTCGTAACCCATTTAGATGGCCTCGAAGATCGTCGGACGTGAGATGTTGGGCTGCGCGAACCAAGACGGCACAAGCAGTCGGCGGACTTCGTCGGGGATCACGTTCGAGACGTAGTTGAGGTCGGACTGCATCTTGCGGATGGCAACGTCGGCCGCTTCCCGAGACGACTGCTGGCCCTGGACATCCGAAAAGGTCAGCGCCACCGAACCAGCCTTCAGCGACGTGACACCCTTGCGGAGTGGATCGTTGTCGCCCAGGCGGTCGCCCGCGCCAAGCTGCAATGCCATCTCGCACTGGGCGTTCTTGAGGTCTACTGGCACGACGGTGGTAGCGATGGCAAACCCGTTGCGGGTCAACATGCCGCTGCGCGGCCAGGTCAGTGCCTGTACATCGTCCACCGCCGTGCCCGTCCAGGTAAAACATGCGTCCAACGAGCGGGCCGCTGCCTGCAACGCGGCTTCCTTTTGTGGGTCGGTCGCAGCTGTAAACCAAGTCAGCGCGGGCACACGGTTCGCAGCGTACGCGTTGAACTCAGCCAGCGTTGCGTAGGTGTTTGCGGACGCGCTTCCGGGCGTCTCGATCAGTGCCATCTGCGGTTACCTCTTCTTGAAGGACTTACCAATAATGATGCGCTTGTCGATGCCTCGACCGTTCCACTTGCGCTCCAACTCACCGCCCGCTGTCCAACCGTGACCTAGCCTGGCCGCGAACCCCACGCGTGCGCCCCGGTCATCAATGACCGTCACCATCACCGCGTCGTGATCCTCCGGGATCGATGCCAGGAGGGCCGACTGTTCGGCCATTGCCTGTTCGAGAAACGTCGGAGGTTGGTTCAGCTTGCTCAGGAGGTCTGTCATGTTGGACTCTTTCAAAAGGTGCCTGGGGACCCGAAAGTCCCCAGGGCTTGGTGTTACCCGTTGATGTGGCAAACGCCCGACCGACCCGCAGCGTCCGACCGGATCAGCGGAACGCCGATCGCAAACGCCTTGAAGTTGATCTCGAAGCCACCGTACTCGTCCCACTGCACGGTCTGCAGCTGCTCGCCCTGGACCCAGCAGGTGACGTCCTGCGTAGCCTGAACGATGATCACGTTGCCCGAAGGCAGCTGGTCGGCCACGCGAATGGCCTTGATGCCCTCGATCTTTTCGAGACGCTCCCGAATGGTGCCCGTCGAGTTCGTGCCAGCGGTCGGCACGTAATCGCCGTCGAGATGGACGCCCGCATCGGACGGAACGTACACCCAGAAGGGACCGAACATCCGGTTCGCGTGCAGCGCGGTGCGCGCGGCCTGAAGATCAGCCAGGTAGCTCGGGCCAGTCTTCGTGCCATCGCCCCAGTCCTTGCCGCCGTCGAAGCTCACCGAGGTGACGCGGTCGGGCTGCGTCATGTAGCCGTAGATCGGCAGCGAACCGAACTGCGGGCCACCCTGGAACAGCATCTTTTCGAGCTGTTCCGCCACGACGCGGCCCGCCGTGCGGACCTGAGTCGTGTCGAGGGCTTCACCACGCTCCTTGGACGCCGCGAGGGCGCGCAGGTTGATGAAGAAGTCCTTGTGAGTAATCGGCAGCGGGATCTGCGACAGCTCGAACTCCTGACGATCGTTGCCGGTGCGGCTGATGCCGTCCAGCGAGGTCGTCGCGGGGTCCATGTCCGTCACCTTCTCGTAGCCGAAGACCATCTTGCCCAGGGAGTTGGGCACCGGACGCGTCAGGCCAGCAGCGACGAGGTCGCCAACGCCCACGAGCCGGATGACCGCTTCCTGTACGAGAGCGTCGTCGAAGAACTGCCAGTCCTCTTTGCGGAGCGTATCCAGCGTACGCAGTGCCGCAGCGTTGAGGGCGCGTCCTTCGGCCATCGCCTTCTTCAGCTGAGAGGTGGCCCAACGACCACCGGAACCGCTGAACAGCGCCTTGGCATCCGACATGAACGTCGGGGCCGGAGCTGACTTGCGTCGATTGGTTGCCATGTTGCTTGTCTCCTATCTCTTCTCTGCGAAAAGTCCCCGATCAACGGGAACGGGGTTGTCTTACAGGAACTGAACGCGAAGCGCGGTCTCGACCGCCACCGCACCCAGGGTCTCCATCGCACGCGCGATGGGCTTGGTCGAGCCCTCGGCGTAGGTACCGTCGCCTGCGCTCTGGAGCAGGTCGTCTTCGACGATGTTCTGACCGGACGCGACGTAGCCGACGGCCTCTTCGCCCGACTTGAACACCGCGACCTTGACCCGATCGCCAATCGCGTAGGCAGCCGCGCCCGCGTAGCTGCGGTAGGTGTCGTCGATGCCGCGACCCAGCTCGTCACGTTCCAGCGCCACCGCGTTGGGCACGCTGCCCGTGGTGCCAGTCTGCTTGGCGATGCTTGAGACGCCCTTGACGAGGTAGCCCGGCTTGATCGCTTCCGTTGCCGCTCCCGTTTCGCTCACCTCGGGGGTACCCCGAAGGAGGATTGAACGCTTGTTAGCCATTTCTCAGTCTCCTATCTCTGAATCGTGAAACGTTGTCCTGCCGCACTATTACGGCAGGAAGATCTGACCACCGCTCGGGCGGATCGAGATGCTCGCTTCCTGAGCACCGTCAACCGGAGCCTTCGGGGCGATGTTGGTCACGAAGCCTGAGAACGTCCAGGTCGCGCCATCGGGGAACTCGATGTCGTACTTGTCCTTCGAGCCAGTCGCCCATGCGTCGAGCAGCCCGTCGGTGGCGTCGTGAGTCGCTTCGTCGAACGGCAGCCAATTCACCATGAACTGCAGTTCGCCCTTGCGGCGGATGCCGACGACGTACGAGTCGTCATCGGAGTTGTGGGTCGTCGTCTCAATCGGGTTACGACTCAGAGGCGGCGGGGTGATGTCCCGGAGTTCCGCGATCGGAGTATCGTTCCGCTTGATGATCGTGCCGTGAGCGGAGATGCCGTTCGATTCCACTCCGGTATTGATCACAGGCATGTGTCTCTACCTCTATCTCTCGGTGAACGACGTGTTTACTTCTGACCGCGAGCCGCGCGAATCTCCGCGCCGAGGTCCTTCGGTGCCGGGGCTTCGCCCATCGCCGTCTCCGGCTGACGCGCACTGCCCTGCCCGCTGTAGTCGATCGCCGCACGCACGTTCGACCCGGCCAGCGCCACGAGCTGATCGAGATCAGCCTGCGACTTGGCGTTCAGCTGCTCGTCGGTCATCTGGCAACGGCCAGTGTCCTTGAGTGCCTTGATCGTGTTGGCCTTCTTGGTCGCGGACGCCGTACGAATCTCCGCGAACGAATCGCGGACATCGGCCGGGGCCTTCGCCAGGAGGTCTTCGAGCGTCGGTGCCTTCACTTCCGCAGCGGCGGGCGCAGCGGCAGCAGCCGGGGCCGCAACGGGCGCGGCAGCGGCAGGGGTTTCGGTCGTTGCGGGCGTGGCGGGCGCGGCCGGGGTCTCCGGTGCGGCCGAGTGCGCCTCGAAACGAGCGAACTGCTCGTCGTTGGCCGCTTCGAGCATCGCTCGGTCGGCTTCCGTGAACACCTTGCTCTTGCCGATCAGAGCGGTGACTCGTTCTGCTTTCTGCATTGCCTTCTCCTCGATAGTGGGCTGTGGATGCTGACAAGAACACGGCTTGCCCGACGCCGCGACCTTGGGTTCGACGTCGCCAGCAGCCGTTACCGGCTCATAGCGCGTCACTGCTTCGACTTCCGTTGGCTCGCCGTTGAGCGTCACCGCTCCATTGCTATCGAGGGTGAACGCCATGTCGTACAACTTGTAGGTGTACACGGGGTACACCTCGTAGCCCGGACCCGGAGCGGGCGGGGCATAGTGAGAGCAATTGAACACGACGTTGGTGGGGTTCTGCACCGGGTACCAGGTGTCCACGTAGGAACAGTTGGGGTACTTCGCTCGAACCGCCGTGTACAACTTGCTGCGAAGGTCGTTGTCGGTCATGTCTTCGGTGTTCATGAGCGACCGCAGCCCCGGCATCGCTGCCAGGACCCGCGCCATGAACCCACTCTCTGTCTTCACTGCGGCTCCTTTCGGTTTGCTCGCGGCACGAACGCCGCAACCCATCTCAACGCTGCAAGCGCCCTCGTCGGTCTCGGGCAACAGAGCCAGGTGGTCGGGCATCAGCCCCGTCCACTTACCCTTGTAGGACTTGCCCAGGTACGTGCCCTCGGTATCGTCGGTGGACACTTGCACACCGACGGAAATCTCGACGGCCTCACCGTCCTTGATGCGCTGGAGCAACTTCGGAGCAAGCTTTTCAGCACGCTCGACATTGATCCAAGCCTCCATCGTGAGCTTGTCGTCCTTCGCCTTCGAGTTGAAGACGATGCCGATCTGTTCTGCCTCCAACACCTCTGGGGTGTTGCCGAGGACCGGACGGCCGTCGCGCATCGGATGCCCGAGAAACACCGGGCGACCGTTCCACCCGGCAGGCGCGCGTGAAAATTCCTCGGACGGCACGAACTCCGCATCCGTGGCGTTCATCGCGTGGACCACGCCCTCGACCAGCGCCACGACGGGCACGACCAGGTGTTCCTGGTCGTTGTACCACTCGGTGCGGACCTTGTAGCCCTTGAGGGCGAGTAGCGTGCTACGAGTAGCGGACATCAGTTCACCTTTCCAGGGGTGTCGAGCAACATCAACATGCTCATCAGAGCGTTGCGGATGTCGCTGTTGTCGGGCCGGGTGTCCTTAGCCAGGAGCACCGCGTTCCGAGTCATCGTCAAGTAAGCCGCGAACACTTCTTCAGCGCTAGTGCCCTGCGCGGCATGCTTCATTCCGGCGTTCGCGGCGGTCATCAGCCTGCGAACTTGGTCCTCGCGGACAATGTTCATCAGTTTTTCAGTGCCAACCCCGTAGTGCAGCGACATCGTGGATGCGCTGGTGGCCCATCGATCTGTGCGCCGTCAACGTTGAACTTGCCACCGAGAGGCTTCTTCTCGCCATCCATCGGCAGACAAATCGGGCAAGTCTTGTCATCCGGTGTGGTGATCCACTCCTCTTCTTCGTCGCCGTTGAGGAGTCCATCGTCCACGGCCTGCGCCCACGCTTCGCGCTGGCCTCCGTTGCTTGCCGCCATCGTTTCCGTTCGTGCGATCGTTTCGGCGCGGGACTCATCACCAATGAGTTCGGTGATTTTGTCGGCCAAGTCGTGGGTGTCGAACTCACCATCGACGGTTCGTTCGACCAGGTCCTTCACGCGTTCGCGTGTGACCCGTGACATCTCGTCAATCAGCTCGCCTACGTGCTCGTCTACCCACTCTTTCGCTTGTGGGTTCGTCTTGTCGAAGGCAAAGCCCTTGATCTTCGGTGCGGTCACCCGTAGGTGACCTGCCAACACTGTAGTCGTAGCGACTCCGGCGATCAAGAATTTTTGTTCCGAACCAACAGTCAGACTACGTGACTTATCCTTTGGAATCAGACGAAGTTCTTTCTCACTGATCACCTCATACTGAGAATCTCTCTCGACGATGATCTCATTCTCAACGTCATCTTCGTAATAGTCTCCGACCTTGATCACCTTTGTGCCCTTGGGCAAGGTGATCTTGACGCGGCCACCCTTGTTGAAGGTTCCGCTCTTAGAAGCGGTGGATGTGTAACCCTTCTCATGAAACTCGGTGCCAGGTTCCAAATTCATCTCGCCAAAGTCACGGTACACAACCGTTTCCTTGTCGAGAGGATTCATGGCGTCATCGAGTGCGTCACGAACTTCAGGTTCACTGACATCATCGGCGCGCAACTGATCGTTGATGTCGCTGCCGCTGCCTCGGTACAACCACAGCGCTTCACCCTTCTGGGCGATCTGCGGTCCTGGGTTGCCGTCCTTGTCGTTCCCGTCCTTATCGAGCTTGTAACCACCGTCGGGAATCGACTTGCTGCCCTCATTGGACCCACCACCGCCCGCGCTAGGTGCGAACTTGCCACTGTCATCGCGCGGCTGGTCGGGATTGAAGGCAGCCACACGCAACTGCGCGTTGAGTTTCTCCGCAGCGGCCGTACCCGCAGCACCCTGGACCTTGGTTAGCACTTCGATGAAGGATTTACGGAACGCGCGGTCGAATTCCTTGAGAGCACCCTCGATGATCGACTCCACGCGTGCGACATCGCCCGCCTTCAGGGCCAGCTGCAACGCGGCCTGGGGGATCTTGGCCTTGGCCCTGGCAAACGCCTTGGTAGCGACCTTGCGGGCGCGTGGTTGGAACTTATCTGCCGCCGAGTGGACGTGTTCCCAGCGGTTCTTGCGAACCGCCAGGAGCAACAACCGCGCGAGTACCCGAAGTGAGGCCATTACCGGCGAGCCTCTCGGATGATCGTCGCCAACATGTTCATGTCGTTCGCGTTGATGGCCCGCTCCATCGCACGCAGGAGCACCTTCTCTTCGAGTTTGGCCTTCGGGGGTGCGCTACCGTCCGCGTTCTCATCGCCACCACCCACTGAGTCGTTGACCACCTCTTCGAGAGGCGGCAGATCCAGGACCTTCTCGCGGATGTCATCGGGCGTCACGACCGTTTCGCCCGCTGCGCTGTTCAACGACGCCCACTTCGCGGCAATCTCAGCGCGCTGCGTGTCGTCCATCACGCGAAGAGCGGAGAACTTGACCTCGTACTTCTTGTTCTTGGCCTCGGGCAGCACGCCCAGCTCCTGAAACCGCGCCACCATCGGCCGCACGACGTACGGAATGGCAAAGTCGTTGCGACGATCGACGACTCGGTCGTCCCAGTTGCTGCGATCCTGGGTCGAGGCCAGCTGTCCTCGCTCTGAACCCATCAGAATGCGCTGCGGAATGCCCGTGCCCGCGCTGATGATCGACACGATCGACTCCACCGGGCCGGAGAAGTCGGCCACCTGGCTGCCCAGGTTGTTCACCTTGACGCCGCGCGTGAGCAACAGACGTCGCAGATCGTGCTCGTATTCGTGCAGCTGCTTCTTGAGTGCCGTCTTGCTTTCGGTTGAGAAGTCGAGCGTCGGGTCCAGATCGAACTGCATCCCGCTGTCGGCACGCTTCCAGAAGGCCTCGGCACCTGCTCCTTTGACCTTCTCCAGGTCATCCAGGTCGTTCCAGATGCACTCCAGGCGAGGCTCGCCGTAGATGCTGTCATCCAAAAGACCATCCGCGATGTGAATCACGCGCGTCCAGTGGACGTTCTTGGCGATGTTCGCACTGTTCTGTGCGGTCGCGCTGTTCATCGACGTCCGTTTCACGTTGTAGAAGGTCGGCAGGCCAAAGCGCGGGTTCTTGCTGTCGATCTCGAACAGCTGAATGGTCGCATCCTCCTCCGCGTACGGAGTCAGGTAAGCAATCTCGTCGGGACCCGCGTTGAGCAGCGGCTGGTCCAGTTCACCAGGCGCACCGATCAAGAGGATCGAGTACCGGCCGATGCCCGCCAGGACATCCGCACGGTAGATCTTGTCCCAGATGTTGAGGCGGTCGTTCAGGTCAGCCCACGCTTGCTCGAAAGCGGTCGTGACGGTTGGCTTCTCATCGTCCACCAGCTCCGCACCACCGCGCCAGGTCGCCTTCGGCAGGGCCTTGACGATCCGGTTGGCGACCGCGTTGCGACGGTACCGCGAACGATAGTCCGCAGGCTCCAGCACTCGCTTGTAGCCCAGCGCTCGATACATATCACGACGTCCGTTGAACATCCGGCTGGCGATGTTCCACAGGCGCGACCGTCCACCACCCAGGGCGTCGGTCATGGCACGCATGTCCATAAAGCTCATTGCTCTCTCCCAATCACCGTGGCCACCACGGATCTGAATCCTATGACCTTGGCCATCTCATCGACGACCACGACGGTCAGTGTGCACTTGCCGCCCGACGTGATCTTGAACGTCAAGCGGTGCGGTTTATCGTCCCAGTCCCAAGAGGAACTGGAGTAGTACCCATTGTCACAATCCAACTCGGCGCGGACGGCGCGGCCCTCCTTGATGGAGACGTTGGCCTGCAGAACCGTCGGAGCAAACGAGATGGCCGGGGTCAGCGACACCCGAAGGAAGACATCAAGCAGCGCGACGGCTATCAGCGGGCATGACATCGGCGTTGCTCTGTTGACGCATCATCTGATCGAGCTGCCGAAGGTAGCCCTCGATGTAACTCACGCGCTGGTTCAACGCGGAGTACGCGTCGATCGCTTTGTAGGTGGCCGTGGCCACCACGACTCCTACCAACATGCCGAGCAGGAACTTTCTCATCGCATCACCTCGACCATCAACAGCAGTGAGACGCTGGCGTTGGCCAGGCCACGCTTGAGTGCAGCCATCAGGTCCACGAGTTTGTGCTCGCAAGTATTCCGTTTGCAGTAGCAGTCGCTGGGACAAGGACAGACGTTCGGATTCTCGTTTGCGTGCTCGCAGAGCCACGGGCCTTTCACCAAGACCGGGCGCTTCAGTTGATCGGTCATTGAACCCACCTCCACACGCTGCGAACGCGCAGCGCGATCCGATGCCACTTGGCCAGGTCCCGTGAAAAGCGACAGGCGAACAGCCACGCGCGCATCATGAGTCTTGGCCCTTGTACACAACGTATGCAGCAAACAAATAATTCTCTCCGTACTTACCTGTCTTAGCCAGGCTGTACTGCACGTCGAGCACGTTCGCGGGTGTCAACGTCTTGAGGAACGTGTTCACAATCTCTTCGAGCGATGTACCCGTCGCCGGAGTAGCAGGCTGCAGGGTGTCAGCCAGGAACGTTTTGGTGAGTGTTTTCACAGCCAAGTATCACCAACTACAATCCGCTTGGACCTTCGGGGTCTCCAGCAACACCGCGTTGAACGCAGTGGCCGACGCGTCCACCTGGTCGTCGTGCTTGACGGTCGGGAAGTCTCGCAGCTCTTGAATGTACTTCTGCACCCAGGACGCACCACGCGGGAGGTAGACGTTGCCCGCGTTGACCTGCGCGCGATAGGGCTTCGAGTAGATCGTCTTGTTGACGTTCTTCGGGACCTCAGCGTAGTCGTATCCCTTGAGCAGCTTGGCGCGTGCGTTGGTGACCGCCTTGCCAGACGACCCACCCTCACGCTCTTCGCGCTGGGCCACCGCAATGCCGTCCGCTTCGGCCGTCGAACGCATCAACAGGTCCACGCCTTCCGGTCCAAGGTTCTCGGACTTCACATCGAGGAGGTAGTAGCGACCAGTCGGGGTCGCCTTCTTGCGTCCGTCCTCGACACGCTGATCGATCTCCTCGCCCATCTTCACGCCGACCGTAGGATCGCCGCCACCTTCGGTCGCGCCTGTGTCCCAGCCACGTGCGATACGCATCAGCGCTGGCGGCACATCGTAGAACTTGAACATCTCGATCTTGAACAGTCGTCCGCCCTTCGCGGCGGGACGCTGCTGGAGCTGGCCCGGTGCGTCTTCGACCAAGTCCATCTCCAACTGCTTGACCTTGGCTTCGTTGAACAGCGCGGGCCACAACAGTTCACCCTCGACGGTGCGTCGGTCGCGCGGGTCACTCTGGTAGCCCTCAGGTTCCTGGTCCGATGGCTCACGTGACTTCTCGAACCGCATCGGCCAGCACACGTGGACGTACGACTCGAACGTCGGGCCGTTCAGCAGGAAGCCCGAAAGGTCTTCTTCGTGGAGTCGCTGGCCCAGCACGATGATCGCAGCGTCGATGCCCGCTCCGCGCGTGGTCACCGTGCCTGAGAACCAATCGGTGACTGTCTTGCGAAGCGTGTCGCTCTGAGCATCGATCGCTGTCGATGCGTCGTCGATCAGGATGAAGTCAGGGTGGAGACCCGTGCCCTCGCCGCCGACCGACGTACCAATGCGCCAACCACCTGCGACCGAGTCGAAGCGTCCCTTCTCATCCTGGTCAGCCTTCAGCTTCAACGGCCAGTACGACTGGAACCAATCACTGCGGATGATCTTGCGCGATGAGATGTTGGCGTCGTACGCACGCGGGGCCGAGTAGGAAGCGGTGAGGATCTTGAGCTTCGAGTTGCGTGCCCACAGCCAACACGGAAAGAACACGCTGACCAACAGCGTCTTCATCGTGCCAGGTGGAACATTGATGATGGTGCGCTTGACCCGGCCCTCGGCTACGTCTTCCAGGTGCAGACACAGCTCTTCGATGTGCCAGTTACCAACGAACGCGCGGTTGGGTTCGACGATGTGCCACGACGCCTGGACGAACGCGTAGAGAGACGAGGACAAGCGTCGTGCCGCGACCTGCTGTCGCAGTGCGGACGCTCGTTCGATCTGATCTGATGCGTTGTCGAGTACTGCGGTGGCAACGGCCAAAGGGCCAACTCCTTCCGAGTTGCGTCCATCCCTCCAGTCGTTATGTTAGGTGAGTGCCACCGCGAGTGGTGTGTCGTATACCGACGCCCAGGTATTAGGTCAGCCCTTGGTCTCCTGGCCCTCGACCACTCCGGTGGCTTGAAGGACCAAGGGTAGCGCACGTGCGGAAGGAATCGCAAGGGATTCTCGTACTTGGCGCGATGCAATCTTTCCTTTGAACACGTCCAGTGCTTCAAGCAGCACACTCAGCTCTTCAAATTCCTGTTCGCTCAGTTGAGAGACGTCGAGGTAGTGTTCGTCCACCGCCTTCGCAGTCAGATCGATAGATGACCTTGGTCCAAAGCCAGTACGATTGAGTAGCTGCCATCGAAGTGACGCAATATACTTTTTGTATTTGAGTGTGCCATTTGGGTATCCACACGTGCCACACGATTCCTCCATCGATTGATCAATCTCATCGAGGATGCCTTCAATCGCTGGCATGCGCGCGATAGCCAGAAGCCTCTCGGCCTTGGCCACGGTCTGTGGTGCTCGCTCACCGTGCTTGCGACACACTGGGTACCCTGCCTTCGGAGCACGACGACACGGCAATCCGTTCGCGGTCTGCGTTGAGCCACAACCCCCGGCCGCTTTCACCACGCGCACCATGTCGGTCATGCGCTCAGCACGCTGGCCCTCGTCAAGAGTCGCCAGCTCACTCAACCAGTGCTCCACTCGGGGGAGAGCAGAGATTGGGTTGGCGCGACCCACCGCGTTGCTCAACCCACGATCCAACTGTTCTTCTTTCACGGCCTGATTCTCCTGGGTCCGATAATGCGTGTTATGTTAACTTAGCTTCGCTGCGTTTCGCCTTGTATTGCGCCACATTCATGGGACCTTCGTTTTGGCACGGTCCTTGATCCCTGTGTTCCTGGGACCTTCGCCCCTGGTGGACTCACCCACGTTCCGGGCCACCTAGTCAAGGGCCTGCTGTAACCTCGCAGGATCAAAAGGGTTACGGCCCGTGGCCGTGAACGCCTGGCACCAGGCCAGCGCGTTGGCCAGGCGATCGGGTCTTGGTGCTTGGCCCACTGGCCGCGCACCAGGCCGCACGTTTCGCGTACCAACGGTGGACGTTCCGTGGGCCTCGCGCCAAGCACGTAGGTCCACCACGCGCGGGCCTCGGGCAGCGGCGGGGGAAACGCGCGCGTCGGTCCTCGCGCCTGCGGGTTTCGAGCCGTGGCTCATAGGGTTGGACGGTGATGCCCGAAGTGTCGAGCCATCACCGTCCACATCACCGTCCAGGCTTTTTGCCATATTAAGGCCTACTTCTTTCAATGGACGGTGATGGACGGTGATGTACGAGATGATTGGCTAATTGGTATACTGTCATCGCAGCCCTCTGAAATTCCCGTTCACCGATTTGGTGGCCTCAACCCCGTCCATCACCGTCCACCCTCTCTTAACTCTTGTTGGCTCAGCACTTTAACCCGCGCCGGGGATGCGATTTTCATCACCGTCTGGACGGGGATGATCCCCGTCCACAAGACCGATCGCGCATCAAAACGGTAGGTCCTTCTTCGGGTTCCCAGCGTCGGTTGGCCCATTGGACACAGGCCCATCGCCCTCTTCCCACGCTGTCTTCGTCCCTGCCATCGAATCAAACAGCTCGCGCGCTTCGTTCAACGGCAGCACAGTACGTCGAGCTGATCTAGTGCCATCGGCCGCGCGTGCTCGTACTTCCTTCCCGAGCCAGGGCTTGAGCACCCGTCGTGCCATGTCGATCTCTGAGACTCGTCGGTTGATCTTCATGTCATCACACCACCGAAGGTACTCGGCATGGACGATACGGACTGACACATCGTTGGGCCAAGGTTCGTCATTCAGCTCGCCCATACGCAGGCGATCTTTCCACCACCGTTGCTCCGGGGTCAACGACATCTCCTGTTGTTCCCGCAGCTCGTTGGTCATAGGCACACGACGGATGTCGTCGTGGTCCACCTGGCGCGTCAACAGGTACGACAGCAGGGCCGCTTTGCCCGCGTTGTTCATCTCCTTGTTGATGGCGTTGAAGTACGCGTGGTCTTGAAGGTGCGCGCTGCTGACCTTGAGCGAGAAGAACCGTCGCTCCTTGAACGACGCCTGGTGGGCGTGGTCGTTATTGGTCGCCATGATCAGGTGAATGCAGTTGTTCTCTTCAACGACGTCGATGCCCTTCCGCTCAATCGAGAGAGTTGGTTCGCTGATCAACCGCTTCAACGATCCAAGGTCCTTCTTGTCACCCGCGAAGAAGGCCTCGTCAGCGAAGATGACGATCTTGCTGCTGATGGCCGCGTTGAATTTGCCAGCGAGCTGTTCAGTGCGATCGAGGTGGGTGTAGTGACGGCCGAACAGGCTGCCGAACGTACGGGCAAAGGTTCCTTTGCCCGTACCTAGTTCGCCTTTCATCATCACACTCACTTCGATGGGAATGCCAGGTTGCTGGACTGTAAGAGCCATCCACTTCAGGAGGTAGTCGTAGTACTCCTGGTTACCGTCACAGATCACCTCGAACATCATGTCCAGGTACTTCTGGCACCCGGCCTTGGCGTGTTGGTCCGCCCACTCGCGGAGCGTGTCGCGACTGGATCGATCGGCTTCGTTCTCCGGCAACAACGGCTCGACCGAGAATCCAATCCAGAGGTTGTAGTCCTTCTCGTGACAGGTCAGTGGAGGTGGCCAGAAGCCTACCGTGCGATAGGATCTCTTCTTCGGGTGTTCGCGCCAGATCTCGAACTTGGTGCGAAAGACGCTGACTTCGGCCGTGGTCTCCTTGCCGTCGTCACCCTTGGTCTTCTGTTTCTTGGTGCCGATCTTCACGCGCTGGTTGGCGTACTCCTCGAACAGTGCGCGTGCTGGTTGAAACACCACGCCGGTGTCGGTCTCCAAGCCGTACACGTAGTCCTTGCCGACGCGGGCACCGAACCGACGCGCATTCATCTCGCTAACCAGGCCGTCGAACACCGCAGTGTTGGAACCGTACCACTTGATCAGAAGTGCGACGACCTCTTTGCCGATCTCCGCTTCCAAGTACGGCCCGCCAGCGATCTTGCCACCAGCGTCGAAGTTCAAGACGGTGTCGCGCGCTACACGTGTGCGATCCTCGATCTCGTCGTCCTTGGCGATGGTAGCTGCCAGGCGAATGATGTCTTCGATCTCCTTGGACGCAAGGCCACGTGCAGCCAAGAATCCAGCCGCGTGGCCCGCAGCGTTGTGCCGGGCACCCGAAGGCCAGTGCCTGGCCAGCAACGCAGCCGTGGCCGTCGAACGCGCGGCCAGGCGCAAGAGTTCCTGCTCCACGGTGGCAGGGCCGTCGCCGGGCAGGTCCGAGGGCTGTCCATCGACCAGCCAGAACAACTTCTCACCTGAGGGGTGCGTGCTGGCAGGGACAACCGTTTGCCCGCCAGTCGAACGCAGCTCCACCAGGACCTTGCCATCGACGTCCAGCCACCGCTCGCTCTTGTTGACGCCCTTGGCGATGTACCAGTAGTGACTGACGCCCACGCTCTCGCGACCGTGACGGCGCGGGGTGGGCAACATGATCTCAGGTGCGGCAGCGACCGCTTCGGCGCAGTCCAGATCTACGTCCACCAGGTGACCGGATGGTTCACCCAGGCGGATGCCGATGTTGTCGTTCTCCAGAAAGTCCTCGACGGAGAACGTGCGGTTGACCCAGTCTTTGACTTCAGGAGCCTTGCGGCCGTAGGGGATCGGTAGCACCGACCACCCTTCAGACATGTATCGTTGGACCAGAAAGCGGGTGTCACTCATAGGAACGCTTCTGCGCTTCGTTCTCTTCGCGCGTTTGCCAAGCCAGGTGGCCGGGGTTCACGCAGCGTGAGTTCTCGCCGTAGGGACATGTGTGACCAGCTTCGTGCTGATCGGTGGGTGGAGGCCCAGCGTACCACGTCAGGAGGAGCCGCGCCACTAACACGACGCGCGTACCTCTCCCGCCTAACTGGATCACCGGCCGCGCGCCTCGTCGGCTCTTGATGAAAGCGCCGAGCCAGTTCCAGCAGCCGGTGGTCTCGTCCTCCAGGATCTTAGAGACGACGCGACCGAGAAGAGTACGGGTACCCTCCTCGATCGGTTGAGCGACGTTGCCCACTACGCTTTGATCGGTGCGCCCATCACTTCAAAGGTGTGATTGGGCAGGTCCACCTTCGTGAGAAGATCCAGCCGCGTGAGCGGCGAGGGTTTCCCAACTGCCCGTCTGGTCTTGGGGTCGATCGCTTGCACCTTGACGTACGGCACGTTGCCGCTCCACGTTGGACGCACCGCGATCTCCAAGACGTGCGCCAGGGTGACCCAGAGGCTCGACGACTGTCGCCCTGGGTAGATGATGTAGTCCCCGACATTGATGCGCTTGCCCAACACGTCGTTGACGATCTGTTCGCTCATGGTTTCATCAGCTCCTGCAACCCCGCGTTAGACGGTTGGTAGTTGATCGTCATGGTGATCTCTCCCATCCGACGCAGGCCGGGGATCATCACCTCGTCGCCGTTGGCCGTGGTGCAATCGAAGTGGCTGCGCTCCATCGTGGACGCGCTGATCGACTGCAACTCGGCCACCACCGTGTCGTTAACCTCCAGCATGGTAGGCTTGGCAGCCTGGATTTTCTCACGCCTACTTCGGGGTTCCCGAAGGCGCGGGGCCGGGCACCTGGTACCGACCTCCTTGAATTCCCCGGTGGGCCGGATGCTCAGGTCCATCTGAGCTTGGCCTTCAGGTGATTCCAGCAGTCGCTGGTTGGTCACAAAGCCCATGAACTCGTAGCTGATGATCTGACCGTGCTCATGGAAGGTGATGAGGAACTTCTTGACGCCGTCTGCGAGAGCCGTTGGCGCAAGGACCGTGGTCGCTTCTGGTGCGATGGCGCGTTCGAGCACCACCTGCGGGTTGACCGCGAGGGCCGCGCCTGCGGCACCCATCCATTGGAGGAAGGTTCGGCGGTTCATTTTATAGTTCCCTCACGTATGCTTTTGATAATGCCTGAGAGCTGTCCATTATCAACTTTGAGTTGCTTATTCTCATTGTCGAGTTCCAGCTCTCGTCGTAATAGAAATCGAAGCGAGTTCAGTTCTTCACCCACCATGTGCATTGGTGCTCCGATTTCTCCACGGTCCTTCATTTTATGGGTCACATCAATGAGATGCTTGATGCGACGATTTATGATGTATCGTGCTCTCTTTCGATCCTCCCTTAAGCCCGTGCCGAAGGAACCATGCTCAATGGACGGTGTGCTCACGTGTGTCTCACCTTGATCGTCGCGCCAGGTGACTGGGAAACCAAGCCAAGAACATCTTGCATGAACAGACGGAACTTCCTCGTGAACGCCTTGTTGCCCGCGCGACGACGGGAACGCCGTCGTCGCATGCGGAGCAGTTGCTTGTTGCGGCTCATCTCGTTACCGGCGACGTTCGACGACGGATTCGAGGGCCGCGATGTCGGTGCGGAGATTCGAGATGCGAGGCGCGTTGTCCTCGATCACGCGCTTGGCGTCAGCGCTCTCGGCCTGGAGGTTCTTCAGCTCCGACTGCATCGTCGAGATGCGGAGGTTGAGCGAGTACGTGCTCAGACCCGAGTGATCGCGGGCGGTGATCTGCGCGCGGGTGGGTGCCTTTGCCTTGGTTGCCATTTGTGTTCTCTCCTTCGTGGTTGACGTTCGTGAAACCGCCCGAGCGGGAATTGCACCCGCGCGACCCTGGTCGCGATCTAATGTCACTAGGCGGTCGTTGACTACCTCGCCCAGCCCGCGTCGATCGACGGGTTGGTGTCCTGGACGCAGACTTCGTACTCAAACCCCAGGACCTTCTGGTTCGAGCGGTTCTCCATGCGCCGGATGACTCCGCGATAGAAGTCCTCCGCGCTGAAGGGACTGACCGACCGCTTGGTGAGGTACCAGCGGTTGCCGCGATACAGGTCGCGGCTCGACATCGGGATGTTGCCCAGCATCGGGCCTTCCAGCTTGACGTGGCACTCGTAGTACACCGGCCGCTCTTCGACGGTCATGATGTTGACTTCGTGCTTGACCCGAATAACGCGCGCGTCCTTGTAGTCGGCCGCGAGCTTCTCGATCAACCCTTCGGGGTCCTCGCCCAGGGCACACATCAGCTGCAAGTTCATGTTGTTCAGCTCGATGTGCAGCGGCTTGACGTCGATGTCGTGGCAGAAGTTGAACCAGTCAATCGGGTTGATGTCCTCGACGGTGACGTGGTACTCCTCGACGCGTTCAGCGGGCTTGAAGGGGCTGTGATCACCCTTGTGGTTTTTGTCGAGGGCGCAGAGCACTAGCTCCGAACCCGCTTCGATCTTGAAGTCACACGTTTCACGCTTCGCCATTAGTTTCTCCCAAAGACTCGGTAACGGGTTTCCACCATCCACACTCGGTCGGTCCCGAGTTCACGAAAGAAGTACACCGCGCCTGTAATCGTCACGGTGATGCGGTCGCGCCAGGTCTTCTCCCAGGCCACCGACCAGTCTTGCTCGAAGAACGTGCCGCCCTGTTTCAGATCAAACCACCAGGACCCGCTGACCGTGAAGTTGGCCATGCACATCTCCACACCAGGTACGGATGCGAGCGTCCATGCCCCGGTTACGATGTTGTACACCCGGCCGTGGGTGGCGGTGAGGTCCAGCGTTTGCGCGCGGGCGGGCGTTGGTGCAAGAACCAGGGCCAGCAGCACGCTGAGCAGGCAGATCTGGATGAAGCGCTTGGCAAGGAACACCAGCAGCTTGGCGGTGAGCAGCCCGGCGACGACGGCGAGGATGGGTGTCAACATTTGTGGTCTCGTGTGGGGAACGAAAACAACGGCTGCAAGGGCCGGGCCATCATCGGCCCAGTTCTCTTAGGGCACGCGCGCAAATATACGCGCGGATGGGATCGCAGCACCGCACCAATACGAAGGCGATGGCCAGCGCAACGATCACGAGTGGAACGCTCATGGTTCTCCTGCTTCCTTGTACAACTGCGCGGCCGACTTCTGTTCACGGGCCGTTGCCTGCGGCAGGTCCTCGCAGAACGGACACTCTACTTGGCCTGTCTGCACCTGCTTCTCCAGGTAGCCCGGTGGCAGCGATGCCAGCTGGTGTTGGGTCAGGCTGATCTTGTGGTGGCACTCCAACCAGATGATCATTCGACGCTGCGAGGCCATCGCGTCAACGACCCGCATGATCTTTTGCATTCTCATAGGTCGTACCCGAAAGGATCGTCGGGGTTGAGCCGGGCCTGGGCCGCGTCCTCGGCCTGCTTAGCCAGGCGACGGGCCTGCCGACGTTCGGCGCGGTGCGTCAACCACTTGGAGAACCGACCCCAGACGCCCATGCGGGGACCAGGGCGTCGGCTCCAGTACTCACGCCCGGCGTGGCCCATCCGTTCTGCGCGCTTGCCGTGGAAGGTCATTGGTAACCCCAGGGATCGTACGGGCCGCATCGCGGCGGTGAAGACGACGGCGGGTTGAACATGGCGACGATCACCAGCACCACCGCGCCTAGCATGACCCAATCTGTCGCTGTCATAGATTCCTCTTGGCCCACTTCCAAGTGACGTGGCCGATGAAGATGCCGAGTCCCGCGCCCACCAACCCGGCAAGCAGGTGCATCACTTGCGCCAGCTCACTCCGAACCTGGCGTAACGCACTGCGAACTGCGCGCGGACCATGTCGGGAGTCATGTGCGTCATGTACTTCGGCAGGCGCGGAGCAATCTCTCGCATCTGCTTCACCGTTGAGTGGGTGATCCACTCCTCGGCCACGGCCTGGTCAAGGTCGTAGTTCACCTTGAAGTCGCGTTGAAAGCGCAGAGTGATCCGCTCGAACACAGCTGCCAGGTCGTCGGCCACCTTGATCTCGTGCTTCTCTTCGGGTGTCAGTGGGTGATACCCGAGGGCCAGGCCACAAGCCTCGTCCCACTGCGCCTCCAGCGCGCGGAACCACACCATCTCGGGTGCGTGTTTCAGCTTGCTGGACATATCACCGAGATAGGCTTCCGGGTTGTCGTGGTTCAGCGCTGGGAAGGACAAGGCCGGGCGCACCAGGTCTCCCACGAGACAGGCGTGCTGCCCGACCGCATAGAACTGTCGGATCTGGCCGGTGTACCTGCAGAGGTTGGCCAGGGCGACGATGATGTCTTCGATGGAGATGTCAGCTGGCTTGGGGTTGCCCAAGTCCAGCCGACGTCCCGTGGCCGTGAAGAAGGCAATCACGCGCGTGTGACGGCGCGGGCGCGTTCGCCCTTGCCCGGTTCCTTGTTGGGTTCGGTGTACGGCTCGAACACTACGTCGATGCCCTCTTCCAGTTCCTCAACCGGGATGTCCGTGTTGTTGAAGTGAAAGAAGCGTTCGACGCCGCCCTCGTCCTTGATGAAACCGTAGCCCGCGCCACACCCTCGTTCGATGCGGGCACCTGGCTTGGCCTTCTTGATCGCAATGATGCGTCCGTTCATGTGACTCCCCGGAGTTAAGCTGCTGTTTGTTGGAGTGATGCACGTCGCGCTGACTCTGCACGTTGGCGATGGCGTTGCCGCTTCAGCGCCTTGCTGAGAGCCTTACCCAGCCGTTGGCCAGGCAAAACGTGTCGCAGGCTTCCATCCGTAAAGAACTGCATGGGCTTCTTGTCGAGCATGCGAACGAAGGCACCGGCGATGCCGCGCGCCACTGGAACCCTGTGCAGGTTCTTGAGAGTGGTGTAGGGAGTGCGAGGACGGTACTTCTTCTCGCCCTTGGGACGCTCCTGTAGCATCCCAGGAATGTCGCGGGCCGATTTCACCAGGCGGGCAAAGGACTTGCCGACGCCAGCCATCTCGGCTCTCGTGCGCTTGAGATTCTCTTTGAACTGCCTGACCACACCCATCATGTTTATATCCCCTTCGTTTGTCGTGTGAGAATCGAGGTGCTCGACCACCATCCGGTGGTCGAGCGGTCCTCGTTACGCCAGCTTGAAGCCGACGCTCTTGGCCAGCTTCGTTTCGATGAAGCTGTTGAGCGACACATCGCCCGCCGCCTTGATCACCGCTGCCTTGAGTCCCTTGCGGAACCGCAGGACCACCTGCTCTCGGCCGGTGCCCGCCTTCTTCGCTGCCTTCTTCTTGGTTGCCATCTGCTGACTCCTGTAGTGGTCGGTTGCCGTTGGATGCCGGTCCCTGCTGCAAGCAGCGTGCCGGTCAGTGTCGAAGGAACGTGACGTCGTTCTTGGTGCCCTTGAAGCAATAACCGCACGCTTCGCAGTTCGGTTGACGCTTGGTCTCCTCCGGGCACACGTAGCTGGCACCGCCGTCGAGCGTGGCCAGGTTATGCGTCACCGGGTCCTCGGCGTGGGCGGCAACCTGCTGTGGCGTGCCGCCCCGTACGTCGCCGTCAATCCAGGCCCGACGCCAACCCAAAGGGGGCATCTCGGGGATCGACTCGTCCATTGACGCAAACATCTGGACGTTCGGCAGCGCGCGAAGAACCTCCAAGGCCGGAAGCAGTTCAGGCACTCGCCAGGATCTGGTGTACACCCACATGGTGACGTCGGGCCGCTCGGTCATTCGCTCGATCCAGTTCTGAACGTAGTCGAGCGAGTCGAAGTCACCGCTGACGTGCAGACGGAGCAGCTTGGCGTCGTCCGGGATCGGTGGCACGTCGCTGGCCACGTTGCCCTTCCACATCTGAAACACCGCTCCGTTCTCGGTGACCGGGCGTGCCGCGTAACAGATCTTGCGGCACTCGTCGCTCGACCCTGGGCACGTACCGAACGCTGTCCCCGCGCGCGGGTCCAAGCCCAACGCGTCCGCGTGGGGCAAACCGGGCAGACGGGAGAACGTGTACACGCCGAGACCAATCTTGAGATTGCCACGACCGTAGCGAGAGATGACCACCCCTCGTGTATCGGGAATGTGAACGACCAACTTGCCAGTGAGATCTGCCATAGATGCTCCGGTCCCAAGGACCAAGGTAAGGGGCGGTAGCCCCGGTGAACGTGACTGTCGGACCATCGTAGACGACGGGGAACTCGATCGGCGGGTGGCTGCGCTGGAAGATTGCAGCAGCTTGATCAGGCGTGCTGGGCGCGGCCTTGGTGTACTTCATGACACCCTGAGCGAACGCGGGCGCGGCCAACAGCAGAAACAAGATCACCGGAGTGATCTTCGTGACGATCCACTTCGCCGTACCCGGTGGGTCGCTGTGCGTCCTGATGTCGATCAACCTGCAACCCTCCGGTACGTGCAGGTGCAGGTTGACCGTCGCGTCTCCCTCCCACTCGAACGGCCTGGTGACGTTCACGCCCAGGTGAACCTGGACGACGTCATCCACTGGCATATCGACTTGGATGCGAGAGACGTCCTGGACGGGGTGTCCATCGATCTCGATGGTGGCCCCGCCCTGTAGTCCTCCCGGCGTGCTGATCTTGACGTGACTCATGACTCCCTCCGGTTGTTAAGCTGCCTTGTTGGTGTCGTAGTACTCTTGCAACGCGTTCTTGATGCGGGTCTCCGCGATCGTGAAGTACTCGGCCTCCCGCTCGATGCCGATGTAGTTCCTGCCCTCCAGGACGGCTGCGACTCCGCACGTGCCACTGCCCATGAACGGGTCGATGATCGTGCCGCCCGGCCGACTGACTAGACGGATCAACCGCCGCATCAGTTCGATGGGCTTCACGGTCGGATGGAAGTTCTGCGCCATGACGTCCTTGACGACCTTGCCCTTGGCGTTGGACGTCATGTGCGAGAGCCGGTTGTCCTTAACGACTTCCGGCAGATCGCCGCAGTAGGCGTCTCGATCCTTCGGGGACGGCTTCGGCACGAAGAACGAAGCCTTGTTCTCCATGACCATGCGCGCGAGATCTTCGTCGAGGGCCACGGCCTCCTCCGAGACCATCACGTTGGTCGGATGCTTGCCATCCTCTGCCTTCCAACCCTGGGCGTTCAGTTGGCCGCGTCCCGTCGTCTTGAACAACTTGTTCAAGTCCTTGAGGTTACCCATCTGACCCATGAACCTACCACACAGGATGGGTTCAAAGCCAGGCCGTGGGTCGTTGGGGTTCTTGACCTGGCCCGAGGCGTACAACCAGGCGAACCCGCGTACGATGGGTAGCCCAGCCAGGCGGTAGCCGCGCCCGAGGAGGTCGAGCGTAGTGCTATCGGAGAAGGCCAGGACGTGCCCTCCAGCCCAGAGTCTGTCCATGACCCCGCGCACCCAGCCTTCGGTGAACTTGGCGAACGCTTCTGAGTCTTGCGACAGGTCGCCGCCACCCCGCTCGTCTTCAAAGGAATCCCAGTCCTTGGAACCTCCGAAGTCAAAGCCGTACGGCGGGTCGCACACGCAGGCATCGGCCTTGGAAATTTTGCCAGGCGTCGGGTACATGCTTTTGAAGTCCATGTTGTTGAGGAGTTCCAAGCAATCCCCATTGTGCAAACTGATGACTAGTGGCTTTGCACTCATTATGTAATCCCTTTCCCAAAAGTGTCCTTAGTGATGAGCTGGTTCGGCCTTACAGATGAGCTGGAAACCAGGCACGCATGTTGAATAATGAAAAGACCAACGGAGGGCAATCAAGCCCAAACGGATGGAGGGTAGACAAATGGCAAAGAGACTCAACAACGAATCGCTGGGTGCGCGTCGAACCGCTCTCGCAATGACACTGAGGGACGTCGGTCGGGATCAACCCGGCCGACGTTCTCATCTGCAATGGGGCCTGGTCCGAGTCGCACGGACAGCGTCGTCATTTGAGGAAGGTGTGCCGGTTTTACGGTTGCCTTCGTTTGGACGCTAGTAGCTTTCACTTCTCCAGACCTTGTCTCGATTAGAAGGGAACCTTGTCCTTCTTCTTGTTGCCGCCCTGGCTCTCCGGGGCCTCGTCTGCCGCGCCATCCGGCGCATCGTCCACGACCTGCTCGTCGGTCGGGATCGCCTTGTCCTTGATCTGTTCGTAGATCTTCTTGGCGTACGCAGCCTGCTCGACGCTCGGCTTGCCCGCCGTCTCGACCGCGAACACGCCGAACTTGCCAGCGTCGTTGCTCTGCAGCTGCGACGTGATCTTGAACTTGGCGATGAAGGCCGGTCCCTGGATGGACCCCGCCCACTTGGCCAGCGTCTGTCCCGCGCCGAATGACTTCGACTTGAACGAGACGATCGCCAGCTCCGGGTACGCGCCGTTCAGGATCAGGACGACCCAGTCGTACACGCGTACACCTTCGGGGTGCGGCTTGCCCTTGCCCTTCCAGGTCTTCTTCTCTTCCTCGGTGGGCCACTCGCAGCGCGGGTCGTCCCATGCGATCTCCTCGCCCATGCGGCCGTTCTCGTCGGGCAGGTACGCGCGCTTGCGGTGGCGCAGCAGCTGGACTTCGACGGGACCCTTCCCGAAGACCTGCTTGGTCTCCGTGTTGTAGATGTCACCCAGCAGGATGCCGGGGATGTAGGCGTCTCCCGTTTCGTCCTTGGCCTTGGACGTCAGCTGCGCGATGGCCAAGAACGCGGGCTTCCAGTCGGCGGCAGTGATGCCTTCCTTGCCGCTCATGTCGTTCGCGCTGTACCCTTCCATTGGCGCGAACGTTTCCGCGATGGCCGTGTTGCCGCTCTGTGCGGCCAGACGAGTGTCTTCCGTGCTCATGCTCTCTACTCCTTCTTTGATGACTTGACGCGCGATAGGTCGGCTTTGAGAAAGACCTTCACGCCAGGAACCGAACTCCGAACCTCCGTAGTGTCTTCCTCGCCGTTCTCACCAGGGATGGTGATGACTTGTAGTTCGCCCCTGGCCGCTTCATCTTTCACGAATGATTTGAGACGGCTGGCCAGCTCCGTGTTGGAGAGGTTGAGCTGATCCTCCATGCCGTGGGTGCGGAAGTACTCGACGATCGCTGCGGGGTCTTCGCACACCGGGTAAGGCTCAAACTTCTCCGTCCAGGTGTAGCCGTTGACCATCGCGCCATCGACACCCTTCGCTGCGAGACGCTTGCGGATGAGGATCTCGCGGGCGTCCATCTTGAGTTTGTTCGCCTTCACCAGGGCGGCAAGGTCGTCGGACTCTTTCCACAGCGCGTTGTACTCGTCGGTGAGCTGGCCGATGTCGGCCGCGTCGATCTTGTTCAGTTCCTCGCCCAAGGCCATGTCCCGAAGCGTCGGAGCCTTCTCGGGAACCTTGCCTTTGAGGTGCGCCCATTTACTTGCCATGCGGTTTCAACTCCCTGCAGGAATCGTGCCTGCCATTTGTGTCCCCGGTTGGGGACACCGTTTCCGTTGGATCACCGCGACGAGGTCGCGTGGCCCAACGAGCCTGGCCCCGCACCGAATGGCGAGGTCACGTTTGGTGACGCAGACATCGAAGTGCTCTCGATGCGTGCCCGCGTCTTGAAGGTGCCGTCGATCGACACCGATCGTGTCGGCCATCGCCAGCAACTCATTGGTGGTGTCCGCGATCATGTGGCACATGAACATGCCGCGATAGCGCGCCCGGTAGTTGTCAACGTAGATCATGGGTGGGCACCAGAACATCGATGTGTTGATCCACCCATCGAGTGTAGAACCAGAACCGTACGCCCACCTTGCGCTTGCCCGGATCAGAGCAGCGGCCGTCCATCCAGATGGCGCGCACGGTGACCAGACGCCACCACGGCCAGGTCTGAGGACCGTGCGTGGGGTTCCATTTCCACTTCCAATCGTCGCGAGCACTGTACGTGAGGAATGATCTCACCCACGGATGGTCGCGCCACATCGTAGCGTGGTAGATGAAGAGAGAACCCTCTTCCATGAGCAACCACACGAGCATGCCGAACGCAATCAAGTAGATCATTTGGTTTTCCTTAAGTAGCGTGCCGCAGCACGAAGTACCACCGGGTTTTCTCCAAACAAGGACAGGCCACTGTTGCAGCGACGACAGAGCAAGCCACGAATGACTTTCGTTTTGTGGTTGTGATCCACGGCGAGACGGCTACGCTTGCCGGTGACTTGGTGCTTGATGCGTTCTGGTCGTCGGCAGATCGCACACCGATGTAATTGCTTCCGTGAGAGTCGATCGTAGTCTTCCTTCGTGAGGCCCAGACGTCGCGCAGTCCACGTTCCGATATTCTGATGGTAGTGTTTATTGACGTTGGACAGAGCCTTGGTGCGATTGTTCCAGTAGTACTTTCGACTGGACGCACGATGAACGGCCTTGGACTTGTATGGCATCAGCCCTCGTCCTGCAGCTTCTGCCGCCAGGTGGCTGTGGTCCACTGGGCGATGTCATCCTTGCCGCGAAGGGCCGCGAGGATATGATGGTCGATGGTACGTTGGCCTTTGGGGCCTGTGGCGACCACGTCCACGTACTGAATCTTCTCCAGCTGGCCTGGCCGGTCAATGCGCCCGCGTGCCTGCAGGAACACCCGAAGGTTGAAGTCATGACTCAGGTTCACGGCCATGCTGGCACCTGAGAGGTTGAGGGCCGCACCGCCCGCCTGCGGGCTGCCGACCACGCCGTTCTTGCGGTCAGGGATGATCGCCGGGTTCAACGCGCGCACGGCCAGCTCACGTTCGGCCTTCTTCTGCCCACCGTACAGCAGGAACATCTCGCGGTCCAGGTGTCTCTTCGGGGACCCAGGCTCGAACGCCGCAGCGCAACGCTCGATCTCCTTGCGGAAACGTGCCCAGATCAACAGCCGGGTGGGCAACGGGTCCATACGTTCCAACCAGTCGAGGAACCCGTCTAACTTCTCTCGGCCGATCTCTTTCGTTTCCGGCTCTTGGATCGGTGTGATGAACCCGCTGGCCTCGTCGATCATGTCGTCGAGGCTGGCCATCTCCGGGTCCACCATCGCGGCTTCCATGTCGAAGTCACGGATGCCGCCCAGGAACCCGCTGGTGATCTGAGCCAGGCGCAGGCCGCGCACGATTGCCTGTTGAGTCATGCTGGCCTTCTGAACTTCGCCGGGGCTGTCGATCCAGGCCAGCATGTTGTCACGCATGTCCCGGTAGATCTTCCAGGTCTTGTCGTTGAGCTTGGCCTCGATCATCACCGGCTCTAGGACGTCCGGTAGATCGAAGCACTCTCGAGTCTTTCGACGTAGCACGTGCGGGGCGACCTTGGCGCGCAACTCTTCCAAGTTCTGCCAGCCGACGATCATGGGGAAGTTGACGTTGGGCTTCAGCAACGCGTAGTGCTGACGGAAGCGGGTCGTGGAGGTGGAGATCTTGCTGCGGCCGAAGCGGTCTTTGTACTCGAACCCGAGAATGCTGTCGTCCAGCATCTTCATCTGGGCGTTGAGATCCATTGGGTTGTCCGCGATCGGCGTGCCGTTCAACAGCGTGACCCGCTTGGCCATCTTGCGGAGCGTGTACGCTGCCTTGAACTGGACCGCACCCTGGTCCTTGAGCATCCACGACTCGTCGCAGACCAACCAGAACCGGCGCAGCGCCAGGTACTTGAGCAACGGATGGAGACGCTCTTCGCGTCGGACGAATTCATAGTTGGTCACCAGCCATCGTAGAAACGTGTCTTCGTCGGTGCGTGAACCGTGGATGCCTCGCTGCACCCGCAGGTCAGGGTTGGCGATCGAGTACTCTCGGCAAGCGTACGGCACCGTGGGCCAGCTGTGCTTGGCGATCTCGCCCAGGGCCGGGTCCGGGTTAGCCCACACACCGCGTGCGAACGCCGGGCAGAGCACCAGGATCAGGTCAAGTTCCCCAGCCTCGAACAGCAACTGAGCCGCGTCAATAATCTGTTTCGTCTTACCGCATCCGACCTCGTCGGCAAGCAGGAAGATGTCTCGCTCGACGAGAGCGAACACTCCGTCCCTCTGATGTTGCTTCGGCGGGTACGTGCAGCGGTGTTCCCAGGAGGTGGTTGTGGTCGTCATGCTCTATTGGTTGAGTGACCATAGTGCCCTCCATCCGTTTGACGCATCGCCAGCAGTCGCCACCGCAGTCCATCCTTGGATCGTCCGGTGCCGCCGATCGCCAGTGGATCATCTGGCGACCGCAGGTCTTACATTTCCCTGGATTGATATCGTGGGTCCGAGGCACTGACGACCTCCGTCCGTGGAAACAACTTCGACGCGATGTAGGCGAGAGCCACATACGCGCCCGCCACCCAAGATAGAATGTCGATGATGGTGTGTTCCAAACCGTTACTCCTTCGTAGGGTACTTGCCTTCGATCGCCGCTTTGCAGATGGCCTTGACCTCCGGCGACATGCCAGTGGCCGTGAACGCTATCCACTCTAGGTCGCGCTTGGTCATCATGTCAAGCCTTTTGCCAGACCATTTCTTGCCAAAGTTCACAACCGCCGCGCCGTCCTTCCACACGATCTTCCCTTCGGGGTCGATCGCGTTCGGGTCGCGCGGGTAGCACAGTTCGTGGAGTTCGGCCAACGTACGGGGCAGGTTAGGGAAACGTTGCAGCTGGGCCACGATGACCCGCAACGACGCGTGAACGTCGGCGGACGCTCCGTGCGCCCCGGCGTGGTCCTCATCCAGGAACGCCCGTACGGCATCGCTGAGGCTGCGTCCCTGGGCGACCTGCCAGAGCCGGTACCCGTCCAGAATGCGGGCACCACTGTACGACCAGACCTTGCTCACCCGCTCGAACTCGGCTTTGATGAGCGGCAGGTCGTAGCTCTTCATGTTGTACCCACCGTAGTCACAGTCTTGGAATCCACGCAGAAAGCTGTCGGCCAAGGCCGCAAACGTGGGTGCGTCCTTTACCATCTCGTCGGTGATGCCGTGGCCCTCGTAGACACCGCCTTCCCCGAAGGTGGCCTCCTTGGGGATCGGGATCGTCGGGTTGATGTACGTGTGCCAGTCACGCATCGTCCCGTCCGGTTTGATCTCCGTGAAGTGCAGAGAGCAGATGCGATCGGTCGATGGGTTGCGGCCGGTGGTCTCGGTGTCCAGGATGAACAGTGGTCGGTCCAACGGCACCAGTTCGATGAGAGACTTCACCGCTTGCAGGAGCAAGATCCGTCGGTGCTGGATCTCCATCATCCGTTTGTAGTTGGCCTCGTGCTCTTCAAAGGTCAGCTGGTGGCCAGGGCACTCCGGCAGCAGGCTGCCCTCCGCGCCACCGCATACCAGGCAGTTGGCCAGGCCG